TTACCACTTCCGTTACTAAAAGCGACTATCAGAAATAGTACAAACGATACTATTGCAAAGTAAGAGCCTAAGTGCCTTTGTGACTTGTCGCCTTTACTTTTAATTAAATCTACAATAGCCAATATAAAGCCTATTGGGATTGTGAATATAAATAGTGCTGTGATTGCCGCCGCTATGCTTAGTTTACTGTCTTTTTTCTTTGCTTTCTTTTCTGTCATATTGTGTTACCCCTTTGCTTTTTATATATAGCAAAAGAATAGCACAATACTTTTATCTTATCAATACGGAAAGGCTGCTTGACCTGTCATATTTGTATAGCTGTTAGCTTTATCTTGTACCATTGTAAATAGCTTATCTGCGTCGCCTTGTAGCGTTACATTGATATTATTGCTACTTTCTGCCATAGCCGCCCTAACAGCATTGTAAACTGCCGGATAAACCGCATTAGCAATACCTTGTGTAATTTCCTGTTGGTTAGCTACCGCCGTTCTTCCATCCATAGTACCAACCATTTCAGGACCTACTTCATTTGCGACAAACAATTGCCCTTTGCCTGGGAATCCGCCGTTTGCATACCAATCAATACTGACTTTTGGTACTTTAGGCGGTGCAAGACTAAACTCTCCGTCAATCTTAAAGTGCGGTGTATCAATGTGTGGAAATTCAAGTCCTAAATCATTCCACCACTGCTTAAAGCTGTTCCAAGCGTTCTGTATCTTAGTTTTAAAATCTTCGATAGCCACAGAAATGCGTTGAAGTGCTGGTTTGCTATCCCACCAATTCACAACATCATCCCACTTCCCTTGAATGCCTTTTTTAATTCCGTCAGCCAAATTTTCCCATTTTTCCTTAGTAAACCACGGTTTCACATCATTGCTCCACCAAGAAACAATTGCAAGACTGTTCCACCAATCAACGATTGAATCCCATTTTTCTTGTATTCCTAATTTCATTCCATCGACAGCGTCAATCCATGTTTCTTTTTCAAACCACGGTGCAACATTATTATTCCACCAGTTAGCAATAGCTGTATTGCTCCACCAATCTGAAAAACTGTTCCATTTTTCGCTTAAAGATGTTTTTATGTTGTCTCCCAATTCTCCCCATTTTTCCTTAGTAAACCACGGCGCAACACTTGTAGTCCACCAATTTGCTATATCATCTTTATGCCCGAATGTGATTGTTTCTATCACTCCGTCAATAAAGCTAGGTAAATCTTCAAATGGTGCTTTTATAAGATACGCTATTTGGTCAAACATTGACATATCTATTTTCTCGCCTGTTAATTTTTCATTGAGCCAATTGCCTAAATTAAATCCAGCAATAGCGGCTACTATTCCACCTACTATTCCAGCACCTATAGTTAAGCCTATTTCTGTTGCTGTTCCTGCTCCTATAATAGTGCCTATATCTGTTGTAAGTAATCCACCTATTCCTGATATTATGCTGCCTGTTCCGAATGATTTTAAAGCACCTTTAATACTTGTTCCTATTACTGTAACAAGTTTCTTTTTTAAAACACTTCCTAAGCCTGTAAATTTCAATGCCGCTATAGCCGTTATTAAGGTCGTTTCAATTGGTGCTGCCGTAAATGAACCACTCCATAATTCGATAGCTGCTTTAATGGCTTGCCATAACACATTACCAAGGCTTGAAAATATTTCAACCCAATTAAGTCCAGCTAAATACTCTCCTACATTATGTCCGATTGTATACCAAGGAACATCATCTATAGCCTTTGCAAACCAATTAAAAATTCCTGCCACAAGGTTAGATGTATCTTGCCCTGCCTTAAAGAAATCACCAACCGCAAAATCTTTAAAAATCTGTTTAACAGGTTCAAGTGCCTTATCAATCTTATCAGCCCACGCAATAGCCGAATTTTCCATATTGGCAAATGCTTTATTCCAAGCCGCTTCATAGTCAGCCGCCGCCTTAGTAATATCATCTGTCAAATCAATAGTGCTACCACCGCCACCGCTTGAGCCTTTGCTTGAGCTTGTATCGTCCTGTAATTTATTGATTTCATCAAATCCCATAAGGGATAGCGTAGCTTTCTTTGCTGAATCAGCCACATCTTGGTATCCGTCTGAAATATCTTCCAATCCGTCAGAAGTATCTTTGTAACCGCTTTGCCCGAAGCTCTCAAAGTCAATCTTAACACCCATAAGGCTTGCAAGGTTTACTAGAAGTCGCTTGATTGCAATAGTAACGCCGTTTACAACTGGCATAACCTTTGAAAGAATTGGGATAAATAACTGTCCTGCTACCATTCCGACTTCTTTCATATTGTTGCTGAACTGGCGTAACATATTTGAGGGGCTGTTAATCGTGTTTGCTAAATCCCCCCACGATACTTTTGATTGGTCTAGTATAGCCAATACTCTTAATTGCTGTTTTTCCATCTGTGTCATTTCTGATACAGACTTTGATATTCCTAAGTTGTAAGCATATGTCGCTAATGTAGCATTAGTAATATCAATACCATACTTGTATAATGCCCTTGATTGACCGATTAAGCCGCTCTGTAAGTTCTGTGCAACTGTTGAATAGTCCACATTAAAAAGTGAGCTTATATCGCCTGCAAGCATTGTCATTGACTTTGTTATTGCCGTTGTCGCTTCGCCTGTCTGTCCTAATGAGTTAGTAACAGAAGCTAACTGTGAAGCGTACTGTGTTATCTCTTGTATGTTAAGTCCTAAGTTTTTTGTTCCGCTTTCTTCAAGCAAACCACCTTGAACATTAACTTTAAGTCCGGACAGCTTTCCAAGAGTATCATTTACTCTGTTCTGAAAGCTTTCAGCGTATGCCGTAGCGTTATCATATCCGTACTTTTCATAATCCTTATCCCATTCTGAACCGATTTTACCAAATGCAACTGCTTGATAGTTAAACGCTTCAATGTAATCTGTTGTTGATTTTATAGCTTCTATAAGTTTCTTACTGCCACGAATTACCATAAAATAAGTTGCATAGAACTTACCTATTGCACTTGCTAAGCTCCAACTACTTCTAGTTGCTGTCCTAGCGCTTGTAGATACTCCATACAGCGACTTTTGAAGTGAGTTTGAAGAAGTACCCACCTTGCTACCTTGACTAGCAAGATTAGCTAATGCGTTAGTCATAGCAATAACATTACTACTTACATTAGGTGCTCTTGATAATGTGGTCATTAAGCCATTCAGCGCATTACCCAGTTTAGGGATATTCGCTGTGGCGTTTTCAATACTTTTACCGCCTAGCTTGCCAAGTGACTTGGCAAATTCTGTAACCTGTGTTGCGTTCTGTGGTATGGCTGATATGCCTGCAACCGCTTTCGTAACGGCTTCAAGTGATGTAGCTGTGTTAGCAAGTGCGGCTGAATCAGCAGAACCTATCTTTGCGATATTCTTGGCAAGTCTTGTAAAATCTGCTGTTCCTGCGTTCATATTCTGCATAGCAGAACCTAACTGACTAACACCACTCGCAAGGCTGTTTAGTGATGAACCATTCACAGTTGCAAGTGATGTAGACAGCCTTGTAAGCTGATTTATCAGTTTATCGACAGAATTAATAGCTTTAGTGGCAGTACCGGTAATTTTGACTTCTAATGAATCTAATTCCACGCCTTAGCCCCCTTTTATAGGATTGTTGGCGGTAGTCCTTTCTTTTCAGTCTGTGCCGCCCATTTTTGCTCATTGAGTAACATCAGCTGTAACTCCTTATCATATGTATCTTCTTCACTTTCTTCTGTTTTTTCTGATAAAATAGCTTGTTTAGGATATTCAATGTGTACATCTTTATTAAATGCTGCACCTATTCCGCAAGAAATAGCTGGAATTGCATAAACTAAAAACCAGTTATACATTTCTGCGTCTCGATTTTGTCTATCAATTTTTTTGCCTTTTGCATATAGTAATAATTTTGTAGGTGTCATTTTTAAAAAGTCCGAATAACTAACGCCTAGTGAACTGGCTAAAACAAAGTATTCTTCCCAGATTATTTTGTGGGAGTCTGCTTTTTCTTGTGGTCTTGTGGAACTACTGTCGGCTTCTTCTGTTCCTGTGTCGCTTCTTCCACATTGTTCGCCATTTCCTCTAACATCGCTGTTATTCCGCTCAGCTCGAAAAAACCATCATCTTCCATCGCTTTCTTTATTTCTTCAAACAATGTTCTATATCCGTAACTCTTATCTGTCTTTCTCTTCTCTGTAATATATGCTCTAGTGAGTTCCTTTGCTTCATCCATTGTTACAGGGTTATTATCAATACAACCTGCATAAATGGCTAATATACAAATCTCCGGCACATCTGCTGTCATATTTGCTAATCCATCAAAGGAAGCCTGTGCAACGCTTTTATCTGTCTGTGCAAGTAAGTAAGAGCCATTTACGACACTAAACATCTTCTGTACTATCTCCTTGCATTCTGCCGCACCGAATGAGAACTCAACTTTGTATTCTTTTCCGTTTACATTAATATTCATCATATTTTCCCTTTCCCCCTATGCTTTAACATAGGAAAGGAGCAGTCCGTAGACCGCCCTTTCAATCAATTGTCATTCTGTTACATCATCAAGATATGATGTATAGTCGGCTGTTTTGGCGTTTGTGTCACCAATCGACACAGCCTTTGATTTAGTCGATTGGCTTATTATTCCCCCACCTTTGTTACTGTGAACGTGCCACCAGCACCCTCGACAACTTGAAGTTTGTCTGTGCATTCGATAGGTGAAGTATTAGGAACTGCTGTTACTGTCATTTCAAGTACCGAATCAGTACCAGAAACATCATTAGGTGTTGCTGTTACCTGCCCCACAAATGCGTACTTAGCAACCGCACCTAATCCGTCAGAACCATATAACTGAATAATATCTAACTGCTTACCCTCTGCTTTGATTAAGTCCTGCAAATAAGCCTTTTCAAGGTTTCCTGTGTAAGTCTTAGCGTCAGATGTTTTGATACCCATTAAGAATGTCTGTGAATCATCTTCAAATGTTGTACTTTCAACTGTGTTAGGTGCTAATACTGGTGCTGAAATCGACTTAGCCGCAACCATTAACTTGTATGAGCCTGCAAAACCATCTTCGCTATGCTCCTTGTAGATAACCCTAGCTTTATAACTTGTACTTGCCATTGCCTTGTCTACCTCCTAAAAATTTGCAAAAAAATAAGAGCATTTCTGCTCTTTGTTACATTAATCTGTCATTTGCCGCTATCATTCGTCTGAATCTAGCGGTACTCTTATGTACTTTATTGCTGATTGAGAACTCTGGCATTGCGTTGCCTTGAAATCTCATTGTCTTAAACGTATCTGTAATTATTGCCATAACCTTACGGCAATCAGCTTTGCTTGTGTTAGTAGTAACATCTACTTGGAATGTCGCTAACAATGCGTTAATTGTCTGTCCGTCAAGTGTTTGTCCTTGCTCTACCGCTGGTAACAGATGTATGTATACTGTTGGGAATACTGCCTGACCGCTGTTTTCCCCCTCGTTTGTTATAACTATCTTGGGGTACGCTTTCTTTAATTGCGTTAGGGTTTTAGCCTTGACAAGTGCTGTAACTGTGTTTTCAAGGTCTATCGCCCAATCGTTTGCATTTGCCATTAACAACTAAACACCTCTCTTGCTATCTGCTTATACTGATTAATAATTTTCATTGTGGCGTTATACATAGGCATTGTAGCTTTAACGCCGTGTGTGTAGTGCCATTGATTATCCTTTCCAAGGTAATACCACCCATCTTCAAATGCGTGTATCTGCCCTGGGTATGTTCCTACGCCCAAGCTAAAATCATTAGCCTTAGGGTTCTCATTACCGCTGTTGTAGTAAATACCTGCACCAAATTCAATTGCTAAAAGCGTGTAAAATGGTTCTCTATCTTCCACCTCAATAGTTTTACCGGTAGCAATTAAAATAGCTTGGCAGCCATCTTGAATAGGCTTTTTATCAACTCTCAATGTTACTGTTCTGCCTAGCGGACTTTCGTTGATACTCATAATTGCCGCTTTGTCACCTAATTCTGCTAATCGTTCAACAAGCAATTCACATTTATATTGCAAACTCTGCTTATACTGTTGTAGCTGTCTGATAGCTTCATTTACGGACTTTTCAGACAAGGATATATTAATTGTATGTCTTGCCATAAACACGCTCCTTAACTGCTTGCAAAATAGCTTGTCTTATGCTTTCATTTATCGGCTCTTGCGTAGATGGAATTGTCTTTCCTTTAAAGATAAAACCAACTAGCTGTTCATTTCTCTGATGCTTCGTATTTACCACCTACTTTACAACTGCTTTAAGCATATACTTAACTGAATACAATGCTGGCTTAATGCCTACAATCGTGAAGTCCGCTGATGTTTCATCAACAAGGCTATCATCTGTGTATGTAGGCTTGCTATCAAGCCAGATAAGGTCGCCTTTTTGAACAGGCAACATATTCCTATCTGTCAGTAAAATAGCGTCAAAATCAGCGGTATCAAAGCCATATTCTTTACTCTGTGCTTCTCCGCCGCTGAACGATATGTTAGCTTTGAAATCAACCGGCTCTGAAAAACCTGTTTTTTCTTCAAGGACTTTGGGTATCTTATTTCCCTCATCATCAAGATAGGGAATAAAGTTGCCCTCTGTGTCGGTATATCCCTCATAAAGAATATTGCCCTCATCGTCTCTTTCGTAAATAGTTACCGTCTGCCCTTGAAGTGAATACTTCATAGCCTGCTTATTGATGTCAAGCATATCACTTCACATCCTTACCAAATCGCTTCCACAATTCAGACAGCTTTTCCCATCCATACATCGAAATGAACGCTACAACAAAACCTGCCATAATTGCCGCAAGAATCATATACCACAGTATTGTCATCTGAATATACTGCATATAAGCAACAAATGCCGCTACAGTAATACCAATTGATAAGACAAATACCACAATATCTGTAGGTACCTTATTGAATACTCCAATGCCCTTTATTACCTGTGTAATTACAGATACCATAAAGGCTAATACCCCGACAATTGCTAATATGATTGTCATATTTGCAATCAATGTCTGCATAATATCCATTCTGCTATACCTCCTTATCTTCATTAAGTCGTGCTTCCAATCCGTCTATTCGGTGGTGTGCCGACTTTACACTTTCCTCAACCTTAATAATCCTGTTATCGTGAGAATTAAGTTCTTTTCTCATTTCTGTAACTTCATTCTTTATCTCTGTTGTATTGCTTGATATTGTGTCAAGTTTCATATTTATGCGTGTATTTTCCTTTACACGCTCTGTAAGTTCTGCATTGTCAGACTTTTTGTTGTTCTTAAGATTAAATCCCAACGTAAACAGTCCGAAAAAGACGGAAAAAGCAACTGAAATAATGCTTATAATTACTGCTATTGGCATTGATATACCGCCTTTCATAATTAATAATGGCACACCGCCCACCACCCTTAATGTGTGCCGCCTGCTAACATATTGCTGACATCAGCAAAATGCTAACGCACAATCTTCTATAACACTTTAGCAAATGGAAATACCCCAACAAATAAGCTGTCTCTGTCTCTCCAAGTTCTGTTTACACCGCCCTCATTCATACTCGCCATGTAGTTCTCACCAGCTTGTGAATGGTCGTAGACCGCAAGATTAACGATAACACTTTCAAATTTCTTCAAATCTTCGGCTATCATTTCATCTGTGTAGCTGTCGGGGTAATTTCTTCTTGCCTTTACATCTTCTGTAGCCTGCTTAATGAGCTGTTCGATTATCGGATTATCTTCTTTGTTATCGAACACTACCACATCAGATGTTGTTTCATCATCATTTGCAACTGTATCAATATGAAATTGTTTAAGTCTGATTTTGACTTGTTCTAATGTGGCGTATTCCATAACTATCTCCTATAATCCTAATTTCTCAATTAACAGTTCTTTAAGTTCTGCTCCTGTAAGCTCCATTGCATTCTCAATACCTTGTTCTAAGGCAAGTGTCTGTAAGTCCGCTGTTGGCATACGCTTAATAGCTGTCTTTGTGTAATCGCTTGTAGGTTGAATAGGGAACTTGTCCTGCTCTTCCTCATATTTAAGCTCATCTCCATAAACAGCTTCCTGTCTTGCATTATCTGCTGTTACTTCTTCGCTCTGCTTTGCGGCGTTGATTTTGTGTCGTCTTAATAACATACAATCACTCCTTTACGCCTTGAACTTGGCAAGAACTACTTTAGAATCATTGCTAAGAACAGCTGTGTAATGCTCATCACCAGATATAACAGTTGTCTTTGCAAGAATGTCTCTGTCAGATTCAATCTCAACGCTTCTCTTCATATAGATTGTAAGTGCGTTCTCTTCCTCTGACACGCCATCTGCACCTGCGTCTTCGTTAGGGTCATCTGCTGACACGATAACAATAGGGCAAGCGTAGAACTCTGTTGTAACAGCCTTTAACTTGCTACCTACCTTAATTTCTTTGTCCTTTGGCTTAAGCGTATGTGCAAGTGCTGTGTCAAGATGAACATTAGTTGAATTCTCGCTTGTCGCGTCAGCTACAACATTGATTGTTCCTGTTGCATCATCAAGCTCATACTTAATCAGCTTAACTTTCTTAGACTTAACAACCTGTGCTCCTGCAATAGAACCGATAGTGCCATTCATAATTACATTAAGTGGGTACTTGTCATTGCTCTTGAAATCATCATCATTAAGCAATGTGGCTTCCTGCGCCGGATTAATGAATAATATCTTTGTAAGTGATGAATCTGATTCATCATCAAATTTGCTATTAGCTGCTACAACTGCTGAATAGCTGATAGGTGCTGCTGTTCCATCGTAATCAATAGGTGCTGTGCAAAGTGCGTCATAGCTGTCATTATCAACCTTTGCAGCGATTGACATAGCAATCTGATTGATAGCTGTACCAAGTGGGTCACCATAACCAGATAATACTGATTCATCTGTAAGCTCTACAGCCTTACCTGCTTTCTTAACCTTTGCTTCTGTTGTAGATGTTGTAAGTACTGTTGTACCCATAGCAACACCTTCTGCTACATCTTCTGCGTCACCAATATAAGCATACTTTGGCACAACAATTGTGCTACCTGGTCTGCCTACAAGTGTTGTGTCAACTCTTGCAATAGGTGAGAACTTAATCTTCTTTGGCAACTTAGCTGATACCATATCAGCCATTACCTGTGGGTCTACTAAATTTGCTAACTTAGTCTGTGGCATAGTTTATTTACCTCCGTTTTCTACTCTGTGAACTTCTTATAAAGTTCTGGATTCTTATTTTTGAACTCCACTCTTTCGTGGTAATTCATCTTGTTAAACTGTTCCTGTGTTACTGTGCTTTCTTCTCCACCGCCTGCATTAATAGCCGGTCTTGATTTAAGCCATTCTGCCTTAGCTTCTTTAACCTGTCTTTGCACTTCATTAGCAATTACAGTTGCTATAAGGCTATGGTCTGCATCTGCAACCGCCTCAATCAAAGAATCAATATCCTTTCCATCACCTATAACTTTCTGATAAGCATTGACAGCTTTCATATGATTAAGCTCTTTACTCATGTTCTCAAACTTTTCAGCCTGCAACTTTTCAGCTTCCGCCTTTGCTTCCGCTTCCTGTTCTTCTGCTGTCTGCTTTGAGCGAAGTTCTTTCTTGTACTTAGCTGCTTCTGAACTGGCTTTATCTGAAGCGTTCTTATACTTTTCTTTTTCAGCTCTTTCACTAGCAAGCTGCGCCATAAGCTCTTCTACGCTAGGTGTCTGTTCTTCGTTCTGTGGTTCATTGTTAGTTGTTGGTTCTGTTGTTGTGTTAGTTACATCTGCCATAATTTCTTTACCTCTGCTTTCTGCGTTTTTTGTTGTTCTCTCAACTTCTTGCGATATTTGTATTGCCCTTTCTCTAGGGCATATAAAAAGCCACAAGGCATTTCTACCCTGTGGCTCAATATCAATTTATTTATCTGTTCTGCTCTTATCTATAACCGGACTATTTTCTGTCTGGTCTGATAAGTCTTGCATTGTGCGGTCTTTATTAGGTGGTTTTTCTCCATCTCCGCCCTCTGCTTGATTCTGTGTATCTTTGTTGATTATACTGTCTTGATATGCCTTAACCATTTCTCCACTTCTTGCTACAACATCGTTAGGGTCATCAAAGAATGGAATTGCATCAACTGTATCTTTAAGGCTAAATCCGTGGCTTATCAATGTTGCCATGGCATTAACCTTGGTTGACATTTCATAAGTTTTTTGTCGCTTAATGTTAGGTTTTACATCTCTTGACCTTAATTTAAGTAATGGGTTACTGCTGGCAACATTGTTTGACAGTTTGATAGCTGCAAGAACAACTTTTATCTCTTCCATTTTGCAGCCATCAGTAATTAATTGCTGTTTTGCCGCCGCTGTTTCAGCCTGTGACCAACCTGTTGCATCTGACATTGCAACTCCTGTACTGCCACCGCTATTATCATTTCGTTGTGGCACATTACATTTCTGCAAGATTATCTGTCGCCTTGATTGGATATTGTTAAGCATACCTGTGTAATCATAATTGATTGCAAGTGGCTCAACTATTGGAGTTTTGCCATCTGCTGATGTATAGGTCTGCATCCATTCTCCGGATTTTGGTTTCCTTACTTTTTTAGTGATGTGCGGTGTTCCATCTTTATCAACTGTTGTTTCCTGTTCAACTGGGAAATCAACATCGTTCGTATGCCATACCGCCTGCGTATTCTGTTCAACATCATTTGTAAAATCTGAAATAAGTAGGTTTAAGTTATCCATTTCAGATATTTGCCGTTCAAAACAGCCCATTCTATCAAATGACCTTGTATATTCAATAATAGGAATTTTATGTAATGGATTCTCTTCTCCACTTCTCTCTAAAAATCCCCATTTTGTTTTTCCTTTTTCTGGTCCGTTAGTAATTTTTATTCCATCCGTAACTTCATAGCGAATATCTTTTGTAAAACAAGTATAATATCTTGTTCCACTATGCTTATCCTTGATATAAGTACCTGCAAGAATAACTCTCTTGTCATTGTAAGCTGTTGACCTTATAACAAATGTTGTTCTTGGGTCTAATATGTCATATGTAAAATAACTTTCCCCATCTTCATACTCTGTGTTAGCATCAATAAAGACATATCCAACGCCGCCAATTTCAACATATCTTGCAAGTTCCTGTTGCTTCTGCCTTGCATTCTGCGATTCATAGCAACTATTTAATTCCGCTATAGCTTCTGTAAGGTTAGAATCCTCATTGTCGCCATTTTGAACAAGTGTTATAGGATTCCCCCATTTAAAGCCTAAATTAAACTCTGTGACCTCGTTAGCCACATTATCACAGCACTCACAGTCAATGTCTGGTCTGTAAGTCTTTGGATTCTTCCTAACTATTGGCTGTATTCCTGCATCATAATCAAGAAGAAATTGTATTCTGTTGGAATTAATATCATGTTCCAAAATTGCTTCACGCAAAATCGGTATTATATTGTCAGATGTTATTTCTTTTGCATCTGTATAAATAGCAATTCTTCCTGTCTGCATTTCTTACACCTCTAATAAAATGTCATACCACTTGAACTTCTGCTCTGTGGAATTTCTTTAATCTGAAAATTATCGTCATCATTCGGTACATACCAAATCCATTTGCCGCAATGTTTGCAAGCTAGTTTGTGTGTGCGTGGGTCTTTCTTATCTGCCTTAGTTAAAAACTTATGGCAATTCGGACACATAATTGACTTGTCTTTATTCATATAAAATTCCATATATTACCTCTTTGCATAACAAAAGCACCGCCACAATTAAGTAACGGTGCTTCTTGATAAGGAATGTTTTGTTTATGAAAAACAGCTCTGTAATTTCTTACAAATACAGTATATCATTAGTGCAATAGGACATTCTAGGACAACTTTAAATAACTATTGCCATATTTTTCTTCAAATACTTTTAATGCTCTTCCATGAAGTCTTGTTACATTCCTGTATGAAAAATTCATTTCTGTAGCAATTACTTCAAATGTCTTTTTTTCAATGTATCTTGAAAAAAGTACGTTGTAGTAATTTTCATCTTCTACACTGTCTATTTGCCCTATGATTGTATTTTTCTTATCAGCGTATTCATCTATCATTTTATCAAGGTTACGTTCCATTTCATCAATTTTGGCGTATGTAGTACCTATTTTATCTGGGTCTGATGATGATAACACTCTTTCTTCATTCTTTACTGCCGATATGCTGCAAGAAAGCTCTCTAAGTTGTGCTATCTCTGTCAGTTTATTATTTATCATACGATTAAGTCTGCTGATTTGATTAAGATAATCCTTAGTTGTCATAATAGATTAACCTCCTATATTGGACTTGACATAATGACTGTTTTTTTAACCCGATTTCCTTTTGTCATCCTCAATGCAAAATTTGAAAATACATCTGGAACATCATCAAGCTGTTTCTTCCCTGATACTGAATACTGTTTTAGCAACGACATCATTATTCCGTATGGCTCATTAGGTTTGTAAAGTGATGAATCTTTAAAAATAATGTGTTGCAAAATCCAGTTAGAACATTGAAAAATTCTTGCTTCTTTGTTTGTTTCAGTCGGCGTGTCTGTAATATTACATATCCAACCTACACTCTCTACACGCTTATTAACCTCCATTGCAACCCTGTCGCCACCGGCATTACGCTCAAATTCGCACTCTTGCACTTTGTTATTTACAAGTACACCTGCAGCATTTCTGTATTGTTCTTCATAATCTGCTGTGTTGTCGCACACACAATCAACGCAGTAATAATCTTCTCCGTATTTTTGCAATACAGGCAGTACAAAATAATCTGTACCTTTTCCTTTTGTGTCGCATTGAGCTGTGATAATTTCTGGCTCTCCGTGTGGCAAATTGAGGTATCTTCGGATTTTATCGCCTGGGAATAATAAGCCCTCACGTTCTATAGGGTCTTGTTTATACAGGCAGCGATATGAGATTTCATCCATAAGTAGCTGAATATCTTCAAAATCCTTTACTGTATAGCCACCAAATTCAAAGTCAAAATTACTTTCTCCTGTTACTGGGTCTACATCAGGCACGGATATTACTTTAACTCGTTTGTTTCCCTCATAAGCTTGTATAATACGTCCTATTACGTCTCTAACGCTCCACCTTGTAGCAATATGTATTTCTTTACATGGGTTTCCATCCTCGTCCGGTATCTTTCTTTGTCGTGCATCTACTGCATATTTATCCCACAATTTATCAAGATAGGTTGGGTTTAGTGCTTCTTCAATGCCGCCTATCATATCATCAACTAGCAGAAATTTATTGGCTCTGACTTTACCGGCATTTTTACTGCCGACAGATGTACATTGTACAGATTGAAACGGCTTATATTTTCCTACGTTAAACTGTTCAAGTTTTGCATTTGTACTTGTTACTTCAAGTCCAGGGAACACTTCTCCCCATGTATACTCGTCAGCGTTTGTGACAATATCGTATACTCCATCATAATACATTCGTGTAATGTCTCCGCTGTGTGAATAAAAGAGGTTATATCCGTTTGAGTACCAACCTATAACCGCAGAATGGAAAAACTTTTCGATTGTGGTTTTTCCTGTTCCGGGTGGGAGAGAAATACATAAAATATCATATTTATCATCAATCATGCCTTGTAATGCTTCTATTAAGCCTATTTTGATAAACTGTTTTCTTCTTGGCATATAGAATCTTTCTTTAGGTTCACGTTTCTTTTCTATGTATCTAAAAAAACTGTCAACAACCTTGTTTTGCGCTTCAATCAGTAAAATATCGTAAAACCAATTAATCAGCTCATATTCCGTTTTATTTGCAAACGCATACTTCTCTAAATCCCATATCGTTCCACCTGTCTTATCCTTGCAGAAACGCTCTATAAGCTCTTTTGTCCTTTCTGTAAGTTGTAGTCCATACTCAATATCTTTCTCGCCGTTTATGGCTACACTGCAAGCGTCTACATAGGCATTGATTACCTGTTCATCAATTCCATTTTTCTTTATGTAATTTTCATATCCATTAACTGTAGAAATAAGGCTCTGACTAGCCATAAGAAAAGCACCTCCACTTTTCAGCAAAGGTGCTTATAGACCTCTGCCTATAATTGTTTTAGGGTAGCGACTACAATCAATCTGTAGCCGGTAATATCGTTTTAGTTGTAATATACCGCTCCGTGGCACAAAGGACATTCACACTTCCAGTTATCGCCCTCTCGTTGGTCGCCACAGTATATATATTCTTCTTCAATCGCTTCAAAAATCGTTCCACAATTCTTGCATTCAAACCTTCGCGGTTTTTTGGCTATGTTCAAATCGCCTTTTTTAATTATTTTCATAATCTTACTCCTTGTACAGTTCATCCGCATATCTTGACATTTCAATCTGTGTTCCGTTTTCATCCCTTACACTGACAGTTACATATCTGTTACTTCCGTTTATCATATCTCCAAGTCTTATTTTTGTTTTATTATCATCAAACTTGTAACACTCCCGCATTTTCTCAATGCAGTTATTCATTTCTGATATTTTCATTTCTCATAAATCTCCTTGTTTCTTCAACTATTTTAGAATCCCTAGCAAAAGTCATTTCAATGTGGCTTTGTGGCAGTCTGCCAAACTTTTCCAAAGCATTTTTTCTACTGCTTCTTTTGAAACATCTACACCGAAATTTATCAACGCTTCTTCGGGCGGCGATTGATGCTCCGATAAAGGATTGTCAATGTTACTCATTCTTCATAAACCTCTCAAAATCTTTCCTGCACTTAGGGCATAAGTCAATTTGCTTTGTCTTTGTACAATAGTATTCTTCTAATACAATGTTTTCTATGCCATTTGTACTTATGACCGGCTCTATTCTCCCTTGTTTAATTTCCGTAAATATTTCCTTGAAAGACATAGCCTTTTTTAAATTTACGGTTCTTAGATAAGGGAATATTCGGTCATACCATATTTTAGGCTTTTCTATTTCCGCACCGCACCTATCGCAAGTGTGCCATTCTTTTTGATGTTTCATTCTTTATTACCTCAATAATAACCATTTTAACCATGTAGGCATATCTGAATTATAAATAATTTCAAAAAGCCAAATCGATATTGCGATGCATACTATCGCAATCAATATTTTTAATATCAGTTTTAAATAAAATTTCATCCTTCCACCAACTTTCTACCGCAGATAGGGCAAAAATTAACTTTTATATATCCAAGACAACCACTATCTCCTGTGTCGATCAACAAGCCAAATCCATTTTCGTCTTTGCAAATAAAATCTCCGCCGGCGTATCTTTTTTTCATATATTCATCATTGTTCATTGCTATATCTTCGCAAAATTCGCACATACGCGCACCTCAAATCCTCGTAAAACTATCTAAATCATAGTTATCTCTGATATAGTCAACAACTTCTTGTAATTTGCCCTTTACAAATTCATCATTGGCAATGTCTGGATGGCTATAAAGCATACAACTATCTTTCTTCCCCTGTGCCTTATACTTACGATAGTTAAATGTCATCATAAACAATGGTATTCTTGTTAAGTTCTTTGTCTTGTGTCTTATCCAACGATTAACAATTCCCTTAATCATTATTCTTCCCCCATAAATTATCCGGTAATTCCTCGCCGCCATAAATCTTATTAGCATATTTCTTAAATGTCGGTACGCTACAACCTGCTACTTTTGCCGCCTTTACCTGTGAAGCCTGTCCAGATATATACAAATTAATTGCTTTATAGAATTTATCTTTGTTTAGTGGATGTACTCCCATAGCCATAATAATCACTCCTTACTTTCACACCAACTACTCTTACAAGCGTGGTTCATAATGTTGATTAAAACCTTTTCAGAAGAAAAATGAACTAAGCTGTAATCGCATTTTGCCGAAAACTTTGTATTGAAATATTCATCAACTAACATCTTGTAGTCTGTATTATCATCCATATCACTTATAGCTGCATAATAGGTATCTGTATATCCGTCACGCTCTATGTCGGTTTCTTTTGTTAAATTATCTACTACTCTTGATAAAACCTTATCTGTTAATGGGTAGTGATATTCTCCAGTACATTCTCCGTGTTTATCTAAAAAGTATTTAAAGAATGCTTCTACATTTTCTTTGAGTGTTTTATCATTAGTCCAATCATAAGCTATCTTGCCAGCCCTACTTATCATTCTTTCTTCGGCAACTTCCCAATCACTTTGAGAGTATTCGCTTATCGGCTTAAACTCTTTCACTTTTTTATCTTTAGGTAAAAAAGAATTACATTGCTCTCTGTTAAGAGAATTACATTCTGTACTATTTGATTTGTAATCTTTGTTTAAGTAATCTATGTTAGTACTCTTTGGTATTGCTTCGTCACTAGCTTGTGTTTGATTTTTCATTGGCTCATTATTGATTACGCACTCGTGCGTAATGGTTTTCTCATTTTCTGGAATTTCAATTTTATAATCGCTTAATGGATAGCCATTCTTTTTAAGGTCTTTTGCAATATTTACAAGATTTACCCTATATTGTAATGTTCTATCCCACTTATATTTAGGGTTATTTCGTTTTGAGATATAACCCATATTCACCAAATCGCTGATATATCTTCTTATCTGGCTTGCAGATAAACCTAACATAACCTCATCAGCTAATTCCTCGGCGGTTTTATATATCCAACCATAGAAAAGCTCTCTTTCTTCTTCTCCATTGTTCTTCGCAATCTCATTTTCTTTCTTGATAAACTTATCGGCATCCGAAACTCTTTCAGACCAATAGATAAACTGATTGAGAATGATTGCTTTTCTATAATCGTTTGTTATTGATAATAAATCTTCTCTAATTACTGCTTTTTTAATTTTTATGTCTGCCATATTTTACCTCCTACGATAGATAACCCTACGATTTATATAAAAACAGTTACCAGGAGTTCGTAGGTTACTCTTTTCGTGTTGCAATCACTAGGCAACTGATTTTACCAATATTATTCCGGCTTATTCATCTCAAAGAAATGCTTCTTGCATCTTGAATCATCGCTATCAAAGCTGCAATCTGGCTTAAATCGTTTTTGGCATTCATCACAAGACCAAGATGTTACGCCTTTAAGTTCTGAAACAGCACCACAAAGCTCGTACAATTCATCATCTGTGCAATTCAGCACATAATCTACAAGCTCCATTCTTATTTTTCCGATTGAACGATGTTTAATTAATTTTGCCATGTTTACCTGCCTTTCTGATAACTGCCTTATTAACAAAACAACAAACAGGCACAGCGGAAGTGCTTTTCGGTAGCTAACCTAGTTTGTTGTAATCGGATAGACAGGACTTGAACCTGTGACTACTTGAATGAATCAAGCGTTACTCCCAACTGAACTACTATCCGTTGTACAGTTTCTTGTGTTGGAAAGTATTTATGGCACTTCATTACACTATCTGCCATCCTGTTCGCAAATCAACCAACACAAACATTTTAATTATTTCAGCAGGGATTACTGCAACGCCTGCTTATTCGGGAGCTACTCGACCACTTGATGTGGTGTGGATTTGAACCACACAAATTCTTCTCGAGCAGAATATACCCTCTGGGTACTGCTTACCACTTGCATACACATCAACTCACATACGGGTTGGTTTTAGGATAATACAGGTAACCAACAACTATATTTCCATTTCACTTGTATGTGAGAACGCCGATATCGTGAATCGAACACGAACAACATTTTCTGTTGGATAGCTTAGCAAGCTACTGGAATACCTTTATCCCATATCGGCAAATACCGCCTGTAACGGCTATCAAGAAACAAGAACAGAAACAATAAAATATTAGGGGTGTTTTGATAAGGAGTGCTTCTTGATAAGTTGGTTTTCACATGGCTATGTATATACACGCCAAACCCTCTCAAGCGGTCTTGCACCGCTTTTAACTGAACAAAATCCAAAGAGGTACATGAAAGGAGGACTGTTCTGTGTAAAATGCAAAAACACAATAATGAACAGCCAAACAAATAAAAAGAAAAATAAACTACCCTTATGGGAATCGAACCCATATTGCAGGAATCAAGCTCCTGTGCATTAACCATTATACTAAAGGGCAATAGTGGCTATTCCCAGTATGCATTCGCCACAAGTCGCAGTGTACTATCCTTTGCAACCATTATACTTTCATTGACTGACACGACTATTCTGACAATTCTATGTATTTGTCAATGTACCACTTGGCTTTTTTAATATCCTCTAAGCCATTCTTGTTATTATGTCTGTAAATGTACTTAAAGGCATTGCATAAGCAAAAGTTCTTAACGGCTTCCTTGCCCTGTGTTTCCAACATAACATCTATACATTCAAAGCTGCCAGTCTCATAATGGCTCGGATGATTAACATTGTCATTTACCGGTTTTTCATTGACGCTAGGAGCAACATCTTTGAGAGGTGTAAAATTGTTATTTTCCCCACCGCTTACAATGCAATCATTGCATGGCTGCTCATTAAACTGTTTCAACTTATTTTCACAATTAAGGCACATATTTGTCGAACTCATTAAATATCACCTGCCTGTCTATGATTAGCTCTGTAAGTATCAAATCCTTCTGGATATCTTGCTTTCAGTTTGTCAATGTTAATCTGCATGATTTCATCAAGGTTAAACTCAAATGAATCACACATTAAAGCTAAGTACCAACATACATCACTGATTTCACGCTTTAAATGCTCGGCATCTAACTGCTTTTCGTAAAAAACCCATTTCTTAAGCATATCATTAAGCTCTCCGACTTCGCCAGATAAGCCTAATGCAGCATTGATAACACCACCTAGCTCAATTCTTGGCACATCTTCACCACGATTGCCTATCTTTAAATCATCAATCTTTTTCTCAAGCCTATCTGTAGACTTTTTATCGTTAGTACGCATAGCCATAGCCAAACCTAGATACTTATCGCACTGCATTTCTAACTCCTAACTCTTTTTTATTTTTTTTAAATTTTTTGGAATTTACTCGACTGAATTAGCCGTTTTGATGTGTGTATTTATTGAATATCTTATGAATAATTAAGATGTATCTATTATACACCTATCTATAGTATTTGTACAGTAATTATTGATTAAATTATATAGGTTTTATTAAGGCTATATTAATAAATATATTAATTATTGTATATGGGTTAATAAGTTATTAATTATTGGGTATGTAAATATATATAAATAAATGTGTATATATAAATATAATAAGCCTTTTTATTTTTGAGAATATTTGAGCGACTTAGTTGGGCGGTCAGCGTCTGGATATATAACCCCCACGCCATGCGTTATACATCTTGCACAATGAAATCAGCCAGAGCGGAGCAATTGCACAATAAATAATTATCACGCAATCGCTGTCAATCCGCTTGTTTACTGGCTTTATCGTGTTTTTGTCGCTCAAATGTTCTGTTTTATCACTTCGCTAAACTCAACTTTAGCGAAGTCATGTTATTGTAAGCCAAATGGCTGTAATCCGCTTGTTTACTGACTTTTCGGGATTTCTTGTACATCATGTACAATGATTTCTTGTTGTGCAATTTGACGAACATTAGAGCCTTGAGCGTCTCCGAATGTGCCAAGCTGCGGAAGGTCTGCGGCTGTTTTAATGGTATTTGTGGTGCTTTCTCTACTAACACCCGGTAAATTCCAAGCAAAGTGCCGGTTAAGTATTGCAAGGATACCGACAGGGTTTTTGTTACCGGTTGCGAGCTTGTTCGATAGACTTTCTTCGCGAAAAATCCGCAGTTTTTCCGCGACGCCGAAACTTTTTGTACTTAGTTTTCGCTCACTATTCCCCCAATCTAATATAGTGTCTCTATTAATTCCAGTTAATAAACTAAATCCTATAATACTACACTCTTTATCATATACAGCACATAAATAATAATATATATATAATATATACTCTACTTTATCATAGTCATACATATTAAAATTATTATCCATAATACAATTAGTATTATTTTTATTAATATTCTTATTTAACTTTAATATACTTTTGTCACTAAAAACATATTTATTTATATACATTAATGCGGCGTTCCATCGGCTTTGTGGCTCTTTGGTCATATCTTCGATGTTGTGTTCTTCGCAGAACTGCGATAAATACAGCTCTATGTCATTCTGGAATACTTCGGGCGTTTCTGCTGTTTCCTGTACTTTCTCCATTCATTCCCCTTTCCGCCGGAGCTTATCCAGCTTATTATTGATATATACTAATAACATAAAAATAACCCGATAACTATTATATAATTATCGGGCGTAAATCTTATATTTAATTATTAGCAATATAATAACACAATAAATATAATTAATCAATAGGCATTAAAAAAGCGATGTATAACAGATATACACCGCTTTATAATTATAACATGTTTTTAATGACTCTTATTTCAAGCTCTTCTGGGGCAATGTCACCAGCTTCTATCTGTTCAAGCTGTTCTTCTGTCGCTTCAATCTCAAACGCCTTGAAGCTGTCCGCCGTTCTTGGTTTAAATCCTTTCTGTTCTCTTTCTGTGAGCCTGTTCCATTCTTTATCAAGATACTTTTCAGCTTCTTCTGCTGTGTTATGTCTTAATACTTCACCAATCATTCCCTCATTATATATGCTTGTATAATATGCTTTCATATCGTCCACCTTTTAACCTTTCTTAATTGCTTTCTTTTTCACATTCAAAACCTAATAAAATATCATTTGCTAGCTCTTCGCTGACTTCCTCTTCTGCAATTGGCTTTCTGTTCTCTGCTCCGAATATTTCGTCAAGGCTTGCATCTATGTCTGCAAGTGCTTTTTCTCTGTCAAATCCAAGCTTAACAGCCTTGTTTAATAATTCGATTGTTTTCATCCTTTCCACCTTTCAGCTTTTCGACTGTCCTTTCTTTTAATGTACCTTAATTATATAACGCTATCGTTATATAGTCAACAGAAAAATTTAAAAAAATTAAATTAAAATGGACATTCATTTTTATTAAGCTGCTCCGCTTCCGCTTCCTGTTCTATCTGCTGCACTTTCTCCAGCACCGCCGAAACAATAAAGCCGTTTAAGCTATTGCCTGCGGCGGCTCTGATTCTTTTCTCGTCCTCTTTCTTAAATCTTACAAGGCTCTTAAAATAAGCCTTATTATCATATTTTTTTGTCGCTCTTGCTTGTGCTTTAGATACTGCCATCAAATCAACTCCTTTTATAAAGATAACTTTATTATATAGTAGCGTTATATCAAAGTCAATATAATATAAAGATAACTTTATTATATAGTAGCGTTATATACTCATATATAGATAGCTTTATACATATTGCACAATAAAATTATATAGATAGCTTTATATATTTGTGTATTATTCCGCCTTGTAATTATATAAAGATAGCTTTATAATTAAAATACAAAATAAAGAAAGTGAGGACGCAAGCATGGATAAACAATACAGACTTGTAACAGAAAGCGGTAAAATTTTATTAGGCGGTGAGACATACAGCCGCCGAGGAGCTGAAAGTTGGTTTGATGATTTCGGCGGCATCTATGAAGACGACGAGACAGGAGTAGAAGAAAGAATATACATTGAGGAGGTAGCAAAATGATAATAGGTTTATTAGAAAATGGTAATAAATGCGTTTACGATTTACCAATGGAAATCAAGACAGCAGCAGAGTTTGAAAGCCTTGTTTATGGCTATAATAACGGCAGACTTGCAGAAAGCCAGAGAGAAGAACTATATAACCAGCCTAAGTTATTAGGCTTGAATGGTCCTATGTGGAACGGCTGGGGAACACTTGCAAGCACAGGCGAGACGGTAGCGGTCATCCGTTATGAAAAGCCTTGCAGATATTAGCCGAAACGCTCCACACCGGAGCGTCAGCCGCGGGATGGTCTCCCGGCTCTGATGATGGCAGACCAGAAAGGGAACAGATATGACAGTTACACAAAGAAAGGTAAATACAGAGGATTTAATAAGTTTTGAGGAAATCGCAAAGAAGCATATAGCCGGGGAATATTTAGCAATTGGCAATGATGGGAAAAGCTATCATGCTTCCTATGTTCCAAAATATGAGCCATCCGGTGTGATGTTCTTTTGTATTCCATCAGATGTCGAAATCTTAGGATATTTAGAAATTATTTAAGTCGAAACCGCTTTCGGGCGGCCTGTAGGAACTGCCCCACCTGCACCGATGAGACAGGGCAAACAATGAAAGGATGGTTAATATTATGATGATTTTACTTGAAAAGATTAAGAAGCTGGAACAGCTAGAGAAAGCCGCAGACGAAGCAGAGAGCAGATGGACAGAACAGCCAGAAAGCAAAGAATTAGAAAATGCCTTTGATGAGGCATACAAGGCAGAATTTGACGCATATATCAGTGCTGCGAAGTATATCGAATATATGACAGGCGGTGCGGTTGATTTTATGAAAGCAAAGGAATTGATACAGACTAAACGCGCGGAGCTTTTGCAACTCTTAGCATAATTAGCAAGGTAGGCTTTTCCGGGGTTCGATTCCCCGGCTTGCTTTTGTCCTATAAGGGATAATATTAGAATATATGGAGGAATTATGGAAATCAGCAGAATTAAGAAGATTTTAGATGCTCATAGCACACCATATTGCATCAAGGGCGGGCGCATTTTTGCAAACTGCATGTTTGCGTTTCATGAAAAATTCGAAGATGTAACAGGCTGGAGCAAAACACAGCTTTACGCATGGCTAGGATATTAAATACAAGGGGCGTACAATCTGCGCCCTTTTTGACTTGTTGCGGTTTGGCTGGTTCGATTTCAGCCGCAAGCATTAAGCATATATATTTATATGCTTTTCTTTGCGCACCTTGAAAAATTAATGCAATAATGCTATGCTTATATATAAGGCTTTTGCACCTTTTTAGGTGTACAAGTGTACCTAGTCGGAGTGGCGTGCGTTCTGGTATATCTTCCAGATCTAGCAACAGCTTCCACAACTTTCAAGGGCATATTATGCTTATTTTATACAACGCCGTCAAAGGTGTTTTAAGGCTGTTTGTTCTGTAGGCTTAGAAGTCTACACCGACACAATAAAACCGCCGTACAGGGCAAACCACAGAGCCACAAAGTCAAAACAAGCACGAACCACAGCCGGTCAAGTTCGTATAAAACGCTTTAATCTGTTAAAGTTTTTCATCAATTTTTCAGGACAAATCTGAACGAAATCAGGAACAAAAATTGAAATTCTGTGTAACCGATTTTTGGGTTCCAAAATTGCATATGACGGGGGTATCAAAATTTTTGCATTATATTTTTGTAGGGAAATTTTTCATTTTTTTAAGTGGGATTTGAACGAAATTCAAAGCAAATTTTGGAAATTGTCAAAATCGAAATTATGAATATAAAAGAAAGACCCACGGAGGTAGCAAAAAGGTTGCATTATATTCCGTGGGGTTTAAATTAATCTATAAAAATAATCGGTTTATCGTCATCAAAAAGATTGCTAACAACTTCCTGTCCTTTATCTACTAAGTAACAAGAAACTTTCTGGAATCGCCTAAAACCTTTGATAATTTCATATTTGTTATTAATTCTATATATAGTTCCTGCGAAATTGCCTTTATTAACAGGAATATAAGATTGTGTATCTAATGGAGCTGATATGGGTTTGTCAAGCTCCTTAAGTTCTACAATATCTACTGCTTCAATCTTACATAAATCACCATACTCACCTAATGATGGATATACTGGTGGGTTTAGTAACGCATGGTATATATCATTTATGTCACTATCATCAGCTTTGATGTATATAGTTGTATATAAATCAACTAGCATTAGATGATATTTAACTGTACTAACCCAGCCGGTGTGGCTTCCGTCTGCATGATCTGTTATAATATCCCAACGATTAAGCATTTCATCGCTAATTTTGTTGAAATTATAGCCACCGTGCCATTCTTTTTGCACCTTAGTATTATAAATTCCTTTGCCAGTAACAAAATAATCTAATTTATGATACATTTTCCATTGACACATTGAATGAATAAACCCATTAACTGTGCTAAATGGTGGCAAAGGGTAGCAATCTGCACCTTTTGGCGCTGATGGATTATTGAATCTAGCCATTTCTTGATACATTTTTAATCTTACAACTCTCATAATAAAACCTCTAAAATAAAATAAGTTGCACCTATACAAAAATGTATCAATGCAACTTTCCACTATGGTTCTATTAAGGTAAAATGATATATTAATTATCAATTGTTTACATCTATTAGATAATAGCATTTTTAAATATTATTGTCAACACAACAACTTTCTGTATAAATCAATGCCTTACTTGAATACCGGCATTGACTAAGTTCATATATTAATATTTCCTTTGTCATAGTCGGATTAGTCTTTTGAATTATCTTTAACAGCTCATCAATACTCATCATCCCACTCTCCTAACTGCTCCTAAAACCATATCAACAATGTCAAATACTTCATCTCCATATGTTGCCACAAAATCACACAATATTTCTTCTGTTTCAATCGGCAAATAAATATCATAAGACATACAGACAGCGTGGCAGATTTCGTGTATCAGAACTTTGCGTTGCATAAATCCCTGTAGTTTGTCTGACAGATATATCGTATGCGCGTTTCTGTCAGTTGCACCTAAGCTGATTGTATTGTCCGACCGCCTTAATTCGCTTGAATTTGAATTTTTATATTGTATGTGCCAAATTGTACCATTGATTGTAAAAATCATCTGTATGCCCCCTTTTTAAATAAAACAGGCTATGAATATTGCTACTCATAGCCTTTAAAATCAAATCTTAGATACAAGAGTGCTTAACTTTGTTCTAAGTAAATTTTTCTCTTCTGCTGACATATCGGCAACCATACCTGTAATGTCGCTTGCGAGTTCCTTAGTGTAGCTGTCAAGTGACTTCATCTTATGCTCCTTATCCTCTGGCGTATTAGCTTTGTGCATTTCTTTAGTCTCTGTGTACATTCTCTTTGCCCTGTCGTAGCCACTTTCGGGTGTATGTGTAGCTGTAGGCTCTGTATAGTACATTCTGCCATACTCTCTATCCATATCACGCTCTGGGTACATATGGTAATAAGGTGGTTCTTCGTATCCTCTTCTGCCTACATAACTGCCCTTGCCTTTAGGAGCAAATCTACCGGTAGTCTTGTATCTGTATTCATCATAGTATCTTCTGCCACCCTCTTCTCCGTATTCGTCTTTTAAGGCTCTAAGTAGCTCCTTATTGTACTCTTCTTCCTCTTCATCAGCTTTCTTCATAGACTTAACGATAACTGCCTTGTATTCTGCTTCGCATAAGTCCTTAATCATATCGACTGCTTCACCCATTTCCTCTGTATTGACATTCTCAATACCCTTATCAAGTTCGCATAGGGCTTTCTCTGTAAGACATTCAATCATTTTATGGATTCTTTCAATGTGCATACTTACACCCCCTTACGCTTCACGGACAGCAATTAAGTTGCTGTTCTGTACCTCAATAGCCTGTGTAGATGTATTCTGCACCGCTACTGTACTGCAACATCCGCAAGGTACATCAACATATGCTTGTGCCGATACATTAAATAAGTTTTCGACTGCTGCCGGAGTAACTATCATTTTTGTAGATTGTAAAGGTTCTCCATCCACTGTGATAGCAAGCGAAATGGCTTCTACTGTGCCGCCTGTAGGTATCTGAATATTGCCACTATACGATACTAAAAATCGTGCCTTGCATTGATTTGTAATACCTCTCAACTTGATAATTCCGCTACCCTGTCTGTGTACGATACACTTACTACCGCAAACTGGTGTTTCTGTGAATGCCACATCTTCGCCAGCGGCAACTGTTTGTAATGAAATTCCTGTAATTTCCATTTTCTTTACCTCTCTTTCTAAAAAATAAGGGCAAACTATACAAGTCTGCCCTTTAAATTTAAGTAATACTGCTTAGCAGACATAATCTTTCGAGTGTTCTTTCGAGTGGAACTCAATACTTAACTCGATTAAATTGAGTTAAATCAAGTTAAATTGAATTAAACCGAGTTAAACTAAGAATTAAACCGAGCAAATTTGATTAAGATACTTGATTATTCAGTTGTTTAGCAACCACAACCTGTATTGCATCCACATCCGTAAGCATATCCGTAAAGGTTGCTTGCCGGGAATGATGGTACTGGTGTAGGTCTTACAGCGTCGATTATCTGATTTGTCTGCGCTGCCATTGTTGTAGTCAGAAGTGCATTCTGTCTATCCTGTGAAGCAGCTCTGCGTAAATCATTATTCTCTGCCTGTAATGTTGCAATCTTGTCGTTAGTCAGGAAATCAAGGATAGCTCTTGTTCCTGCGTTCTGGCTGTCGATAATATCTCTTGTATTATTATTCATTGTGTTCTGCAAAGCACAGGTGTTAGTTGCCATATTGTAGTTTACACCCTGAATAGCTTCTCTTGTCTCACAGCAACAGTTAGCAAGCTGTGACTGTAAAGCATTGGTATTCTGCATATTAGCAACTGTATCAGCGTTAATAGCCTGCTGTATGCCATAGCCGGTCTGCATGATATTTGCGTTGATACCATTAAAGCCTGTAAGCATACTGTTGTTCATAGCGTAGAAGCCATCACAAAGTCCGTTAGAAATGCCATCTAACTTGCTGATAACTGCTGAATTGTCAAATCCTCTCTGAATATCAGCCTGTGTAGCGGCTGTTGCAACATAGCCACCGCCATTATTGCCGCCAAAACCACCAAATCCGCCATTGCCCCATCCAAAGAGTAATGCGAATACAACGATTATCCAAAGCCAACCGCCGTCAGCCCATCCGCCGTTATTGCCGTTGCCGTCAATATTAGCAACTAAAGGTATACTGGCACAATTTGAATTCGAAAACATATTGTTACCTCCTAAAAATATATTCATAAAGATGTCACCTAGGTAGTTTGCAAAGACATCTAATATGCTACTAATTACCAAATCTACTTTTTATCTGATTAAATACATCATCTGCATTTAAACCTTTTTCCTTGCATAAATTTCTAGCCATCTGTTCGATACCTTGCATATTACCCTGCTGTGCCATCTGCATAGTGTTTTTCATCATAGGATTGCTCATAAGCTGATTATTCCCCATCATCTGCTGTATGAACTGTTGCGGACCAGCTTTCATCATCTGAAAAATGTTAATTGGGTTCATTCTTCATCACCGCCTTTACTTTGTGTTCTTGAAGATTTTCTTTGTGTTCCTAAAGATTTATCAAATCTATCTTCTAACTGCCCTATCTTCTCTGATAACTCTTCAAACTTATTCATAAACAGCTCTGTGCTTTCGTCTGATAGGGTAAATTTAGCGTTTTCTGTATTAGCCATAGGATTTACTGTCTGATTATCTTTAGGGGCTGTATAAGGCTTATACACAATTGTCTTAATTGTTCCGTCGGCATTCCAACCCTTAACATATATCTCCGACATATCCTGCTTCGGGAAAAATGCCATTGAGCCATCCATAGGGACCTCGTTAGCGTTGATATTTTCAACTGCCTGTACTATTCTTCCGTTAATGCCTGCTATCTGCTGTGGCATAGGTTGTTGATTCATCTGCATAGGCTGTTGTTGTAAGCTCTGCTGATAATTTTGCAAAAAGTTCATTCTATCCGCATATGGATTCTGCATAGGCATATAATTATTATTCATCATAGGTGTTGTCTGATAAGGATTGTTTATCATCTTTTACCTCCTCCAAGACTTCTTCAATTGCGTGGATAACGAGAGATAATGTCACTAAGTCAAGTTTCTGTAATTCTTCTTTGCTTAAGATTTTTTCTCTAATTTCATCCGAAAACATTCACACTACCTCTCTTTCAACTATATTTTTGCATAAAAAAAGACGGATTAACCGCCATAAATTAGACAGTTATCCGCCATTTTAAAGTAAAAAAAATAACGCCCTTACGGCGTTTACAAACATTCTTTGATTACTTCTGTGATTACCTTTTGATTTTATAAGAAAAATGATGATATCCAAAAAGCTCCTTTCATTCAGTATTTATGCGGCTTTTCGGCATATCACCATTTAATAAAACTAGCAGGGGATGAGAGAATCGAACTCGATTGACCAATCCTGTATTCCGCTTGTTTTCTAGCTTTACGCCTTTAGCCTTTGATTACTTTGATTACTTTGTAACCAAAATCAGAAATTGATAGCCTTACTGACTTGCTCAATTTTGGATTTACTTGTCTTATTGCTGTATATGTAATACTTTCTTGTTGTCTCGATATTGCTATGCCCTAGCATTTCACATATTACAGAATCATTTGCTGCATTATCATAAAGTGTTGTGCCATAAGCACGCCTTATCTTGTGCGCTGAACGATAATTAATATTTAAGGCTTTACAAACCCTCTCTAGTTTGCGATTAAATGCCTTGCTCTTAATCCGTTCGCCCTTTTCCATAAACATGTATTCTCCAAATGGATTTAGTCTGCGAATGGCTTTAACAGTTCTAAGTGCTTTGTCTGTAATTATTACATCTCTTATGCCTGCGTCGGATTTTGGATAATCGCTAACAGGTTCAACCCACTTTCCATTTTCATTTTTGATTTTTATTTCCGTTCTTGACACAGAAATAAAATTCTTTACAGTTCCGTCTTTTAGTTTTGTACTGCGAACATCTGAAAATTTAAGCGAAGCCAGCTCTCCGGCTCTTAGTCCTGTCTCAAACATAAGTAGAAGTCCCAGACTTCTGATATCGTATCTTTGCCACAAGTATTCAGTAATCACAGGGATTTCATCTTCAAAATAAATCTCATCCCCCATATCTTTCACTTTCTTGGTAAATGACCGACGCGATAAATCTAAGTCTCCCATAAACTGTGTGATACTGATATTTGTATAGCCTTTCTTTTTGGCATACTTAAAAATGCCGTTGACAAGAATGCGCATATCAGAATATGCTTTCTGCGAGAGACTACATTCAGCAATGATTGTCTTGATGAATTTTTCCAATTCATCAGTTGTAATGTACTTAATTTTCTTGTCTGCCAATGGATATGCTTCACAATCAAAAAACCTAGTAAAATTGTTGGTATACTTATCGTATGACTGCTTCTTGATTTCGTGATAATCAAGTTTGCAGTTAATCCATTCTTGAAAAACATTCCTGATCAGCGGTTCATTCTCTAATTTCTTGTAATGTTCCACTATTCCGTCATTAAGTGAATCTAATGTTGACCGCTTCAATAGCTTTCTCCCATTTGAAGCAGTTTCACTTGGCAGATATGTATACCACTTACTATCTTTTCCTTGCCATATCTCGTAGGCATGTTCTTTTAAATATTTTTTCCTTTCGTTCATTTCGATTCTTTTTTGGATATCATCACGAGAGATAATATCATTCTCTAGTACATAATTCAACAATTCCTTGTCTGTTAGTTCCACTCATTTACCACCCTCTCAATCTTATTCTTAATATTCCTCACCCGTCTTTCTAACGTTCTTGTAGATATTGACAATCTGTGCGCTATCTCCTTTTGTGCAAAATTCCGAGAAAGAAGCATAAATATTCTCACTTCTTCCTCGGTAAAATTGGCATTTTCAATAATCTTTTCAAGTTCTGGCTTTGTAAAATCTGAAAATTTCATAAAGCCACACTCCTTAATATTTAATTTTGATTTTAGTTTCTTCTTCTAACTGTTCAATAAGCTCTTTTGGGTCTATAAGTCCTGCATTGAAATCTTCATTAAATTTATTGATTTCGTCAATAAGACGCTCCAATCGCTTATTACCGAATCCAAACTTGTCATGCAAAACCCATAGCAGAATTATCAAGGCGTTACCAAACATTTCTTTATTTTCTTTGTTCTTTTGCCTGCTTAATTGAACTCTCATCATTTGTTCTTGAAATCTTCGTTGTTCCGACTTACTCATTTAGCATAGCCTCTCTTTTCTTTTTCTCGCGATATCTCCTACAGTAGATAGCGTTTTTACCTGTTTCAACTCTCTTAGCGTTTATTTTATTTTGCGCAACCTTACCCTTATAAGATTGTTTATATCTTTTCTGCGCAGCTTTGCCTTTTTCTGTCTGAAAATATTTCTTCTGACTAACTCTATGTGCTTCTGACCGGTTGTATCGCCTGCGCCTTTCTTTACCTTTTTCTGTCTGTTCGTACTTTCTGTCGTATATAGCTTTTGCTCTCTGTTTAGGCTCTAAGTGTTCCAGTTTATTTTCAAAAGCAATATCTTTATCAAATTTGTTTTGTTGAGCTGTATCTATCTGCTCAAGTTCGTTGTATATGCAATCTTCCAACATACAATTAAAACAATCTGGATAAATACAATTTTTAGGTTTCATAATTATTACCTCATGGCGTTTATTTTGTCTTGAATATCTTGAGGTATTTCACAATAGCTTTCTGCGTTTGTATTTTGACCGATAAGGGCATTTTCTTTAATTTGTAATGTATTTATATCTCTTTGGAATTTTTGCTCGATTTGAGCCTTATACGAATTTGCATTCGTCTTTTCGATAAGTGATTTGATATTGTCTGGCATACGATTTATTTCATTCGCACGCTTAACAATTGTTTCGTAGGTTCTTAGAAAATTTGATTGTATTACTGTTTCTATTGTCTGATAGTCTGATGTCGCCCAGTTTTTGAGGTTATCAGGAATACCAACTGCCTGTCTAACTAACGGCGGTAGTTTATTAAATTCTTCAACTGCCCCATAAGTACCATTTCTCAAAGCTTTACTAACCAATCCCCACGCCGTCATTCCGTCAAGTTCTTGTGGCTGTGATACAAGTTGTATTTTAGCAACGATTTCTCCCACGCTTGGTGCGAATCCGCTTGTATTAGATGTAATATATGCTTTTAAAGCAGCAGCCACTTGCTCGCAACTATATTCTTCTAACATCACTTGCCACGCATCAATTGTCCTTGATAAGTCTTCAGGTTTGAAATTCGGGTAGCAATCACAAATGATATGAATTATTTCAACCGTTTCTTCTCTTGTCAATCGTTATCACGCTCCTTTACACTTTACTCCAATCAATGCCATTGCCAAATCCCTGCCTATCTTGCTTACTGTCGCTTTTTAACTCAAACAGTCCTTGCCAACAATGGTCTACGGATTGATTAAGAATTTTAACTGCCAAATCATTGTCTCCGCCTGATAGCTTTTCAAGAGTATTCATAGCCCTATGAAATGCCTTGTCGGTGCATAGAGGCTTCTTAATTCTCTTGCGCATTGTCACATATTCGTTAAATGCTTCATCAAGCAATTCATCATTGGGATAATAGCTTTTCTTTTTGGATATTGATTTATCAATATCTTTTTCTATATTCTTGTCTTTTTTAATTTCTTCCGTTCTTTCATTCTTACTTTCTTTTAATATAGAGTTTGTTAATAGAATGTTATCTGTTTGTTGATTGTTTGTTAAGTTGCTTGTTATTTGTTTGTTGTCTTGCTTGTTATCCGTTTGATACAAATTGTAGTTAACCACAGTAAATATCGTGAATTTGTTTGTTGCTTTGCTTGTTATTTCGCCTGTTAATTGTAAGTGTTTTAGCGAGGTGCGAATTTCCATTACAGACAAATTAGTTTCTTTTGATAATTCAGATATTGAAGAGGGGAAAGACCCTCTTTCAATTATCTTGCCTTTATAATTTCCGTCTTTCCAATAGGCACTTATCAACATATACATAAAAAGTCTGAATGTATTAATATCGCTCCACCATTCCCACTTTAAAATCTTTCTGTCAATTTTAATAAAATTGCCTGTCATAATTACCTCTTCAAGTTCTGTCACATTGTTACTTCACTAAATCGTTAATATTAATTCTGAATCCGTCAAATTCCTTACCTTTACTCTTGATATAAGCTGTTGTATCAAAGAACATCAAGTTGTCACTATTGTCCGTTGCCATACTTACACCATTTCTTGTAAGACTGCCTTTGAGTAGGTCAAGTAAAATCTGTATTTCTTGCTTTGTTTCGTCTTTCATACTGTATCTCCTTGGTTGATATTTAAGTTTTTAAACATAGCACACATAACATCTACAACTATGCTGTTTCCAAACTGCTTGTATAGCTGCGTGTTGCTGTTTACTGCTGCCATTTTGGATATGTCCTCGTCCGATACTCCCATAAGCCTGCCACATTCTCTGGGTGTTAGCTTTCTGATACGATAGCCAACAATGTATAAATATGAATTTCCACCAGCATTTCCAACCGGCTGAGAATTTAATGCCATAGCACAAGCATCGGAACTATACACTCTGTTTCCTTGCCTGTACTGTGAGCCAAACTCGTTTTCTTTTCCAATACCACCTAGCAGTGAAGGCTTTTCAAGTAATAAATTATCTTTCTGCACACTCGTTAAGTAATTACTGGTCCCTTGCGTATTCGCTTCTAACCTCTGTTCTGTTGGACTACCCACGGACCTGTCGGACGGATTATCGGGATTTCTGCCACGCATAGCAACTATCTGACTTTCACAAATCTTAATCTGCTGTGTACCACCGCCCTCAATCGTTGTGATATTCGGAGATAACCCATTCTCACTATAAACTGTATTAGACTGGTGCTTTCCGGTTCCGTTATCCATAAATCCCAATTGATTAACTAATATTTTCGGTTCTTGACCGCCACCTTGCATAGTACTCAATGTTGGACTACACACCCCCACGTCATAAATTCGGTTCGTACTTTCAAATTTGCTTTCAAGCGAACCTATCACTTTAACTTCATTCATTAAAACAACTCCTAAATCGTGTTTTTCAGCTTTTACACACCGGGAAATACCCCCCAATAATGCCTTTCTGAAAATTCTCTGAAACTTCCGTGTAAATACTTCCTATTACTTCCATTCAATCACTCCGTTACTTCCATAATTATCAAAGCCTTTGTAGTCTCTTGCTCTCAATGTTGTTGCAATATCAATTTGTTTATCTAATGTCGCTCCTTGGTCTTTCAACAACACAGTTTCCCTCTGACCGCAAATTGCTGATTCCTGCGTCATATCTTGCTTTGATGCAGTTTGCAACTTCTCTCTGTTGTGGCTTATTGATTGTTCCGTCAACGCAAGTCTGTCTGTCTGTCTGTCTGTCTGTCTGTCTGTCTGTCTGTCTGTCAAGATTATGTTGTGGTAATGTGCCATTGTCAATAAGCTGTTTTATCAGCTTGTCAGCTTTTTCATTGTTGATGTAATACTTTTCATCTACATTATCCTCAAGATAGTCTTTCAACTTCTTTTCAAGTGGTATCGGTTTTGGAAAGTCGTATGAGTAATTGCCAAGGAACGAAAACATAAAACACCTGTTTCTGTTCTGTGCTACTCCATAATTCTTAGCATTCAAATCTTGCCAATAATTTGTGTACCCTAAACTCTCTAAGAATCCCAACCACTTCTCAAAATCATTGATGTTTTTCTTGCCGTGTACTTGCGGTACATTCTCCATAAACAGTATTTGTGGCAGTTCTCCATTGCCATCTCTGATTTCGGTTAAAATCCTCTCAACTTCCCATAACAGACCGCTTCTTGTTCCACTACCTTTACTCATTCCCATTTGCTTTCCGGCGACAGACAGGTCTGTGCAAGGAAATGAGTAAGTCATCATATAACAATACTTGTCTGCATCAACAATATTTAAGTCATCAGCGTGTGCCTTTGTTATATCCATAGTTGGAAAGTCCGTTCCGTGTACTGCGTTATAACTTGCTATGGCATACTTATCAAACTCTACAACCCTGTAATGCTCAAATTTTGCACCTATTCTCTTTAGTGCCATAGCCTGCGAACCATATCCGGCGAATAATTCTATCAATCGGATAGGCTTTGTTATACTGATTGGCTCTCTCGTGAAGTCAAATATGCTCATTTGATTATCACAAGAATAATTTTCAAAATTCATAAAATATACCAAAAGGAAACCTCGGTTTTATGTCGCGACAACCTATTCCTTTCTTTGATTTTTTATTTATTGTTATACCTTTTTCTTAATGCGTTCTGTACCTTATTCATTCCCTTAATGTCACCGACAATAAAAGCTATTTCTGCTCTATTTTCTGTCGCTTTTGTTTCCGCTTCCATATCGTGCAGTCCGTACTCTATCTGAATAATTTCATTTGCAGTAATTCTTTTTAAGATTTCTTCACATTTCTTCTTACTTAAAATCTTCATTCTACTTCGTTCCTTTCAGCTTTTTTGCCAGCATTTTAAGTTCTAAATCATCACAATTTACTTTCATATAGCGTGTATGTCTTCGCTTTTTAAGTTCTTCAACGCAATCATCAATAGCCTTGTTGTAGCCCAACTTAAACATATTTACATCTTCGATAGTGAGATTTTCAAATGAATCAACCATTGTCTTAGTGACTACGTTCACGAGCTTCTTGACATAATCCTGAACTTCAATATCAATAGTTTCAATCTTCATCATTGCCACCCACTTTCTTAAAAGGAACACCTCTGAAATGCTCATCAAGGTCTAATTCTGTTCTGTCAATATTTCCATTCAGCTTGTTTTGACAATGACATAATAATGTTTCAAGGTCGCAAATTCTTCCTGCCCTATATTCATCTCTTATGAAGTCAAGAACTCTGTTCACACTTTCTATTCTGTATATTGCCATGAGTTCTGCGTAATTATTAAAGTGTTTATTGGCAAGTTCTCTATATTCTTCGCCCTTTTTATACTCATCATTCGCTTTAGATAAATATTCTTCTGCGCTCGTCATTCACTTTCACCCACTTTCAATAAATCCATAAACTTCTCATACTGCTTCTGCGACACCTTATTATTAGCCTTATCCGCTCTCAATTCGATTTTAAGGTGTTTTTCTGCTATATTGGATAATTCCCTTGCAAGGTTCTTTCTGCCTTGCTGTACGCCCTGTAAATAGCCTTTAGGTGCTTTTCTTTCGCCTATTGAACCACTATCACGATTTCCGCCCTGTCCGCCAATGCTAACATTCCTAAGCTGATAACCATTATCGGCATACAGCTTGATGTAATACTTCTCTTTCTCGTCAAGCTGGCTTTCGGGAAAATTCAGAAATTCAACTCGCCAACCATACGGATTATCCTCTGAATATAGCTTATGTTTGCGTAGGCTCAAATCTATGTGCTGTTCATAGCCTACAAGGTGGCTTGTCAACCTCTGCAACACCGACTTAGCCTGTCCGACATAAGCAAACTTAAAGCCGTTTTCATCTTCTCGGAGTAAGAAATATATTCCGCTTTTGTCATTCAGCTTTGGATTTATCTTTAGAAGTCGCTTTCGGTTCTCTGATTCTATAGCTTTCGCCTGTCTTAACTTCTTATAATCCATAATTGTACCTCTTAATTAAATGGTAATCCCTCGTCAGCTACATCATCTGGAATAGCCATAAAGCCATCATTACTGCTGTTACCGCCCATAATTCCATTATTGCCGCTCTGCTGATTAGTACGGCTTTCGCAGAACTCGTGTCTTTCAACAACACAATCGTTTGTGTAAACTTTCTGTCCGTCCTTGTTGGTATAGTTGCCTGTCTGCCATCTGCCCTCAACGATAATCTTAGTTCCCTGGTGCAAATACTTCTCCGCAAACTCTCCATTCTTGCCAAATGCAATACAATTAATAAAGTCTGCTGCCTGTTCGCCCTCCTTCTTAAAAGCTCTGTCAACAGCTAATGTGTATCTTGCAACTGCCATACTTCCGTTTATTGTCTGCGAATATCTAACCTCTGGGTCTCTTGTCAATCTTCCACATAAAATTACACGATTCATTACTTTTCCTCACTTTCTTCTACATAATTGTCCCAAGCTTCATTAAGCACCTTAGCTCCATCATCGTCATCCGTAACAATAATCGTGTACTCGCCTACCTTAGCCGAGATAAATCCTGCATTGCTATCTTTAAGCATTTTAATTAATGAATCAATTAACCCACTCATCTTTATTCCTCACTTTCTACTAACTCAAATCTGTATTTCTGTTCTGCATTAGGATATTTTTCCTTATCAACCTCACTCATAAACATTTCAAGAGGTCTATTCCAGATATGCTCCTCGTATTCATACACAACTGATATTTCTTCTGTTTCTGTGTGTCTTGAAATACCGATAATAGTAACAATCTTACCAATCTTAAAATGCTTATATTTCTCACCTTTCTGTGGTAAAGGTCTGTCAAATTCTGTACTGATGTTATCTGCCTTAAAATGCCTTGTGAGTAACGCAAGGTCACAGTTTGGCTTATCTTCGCCATCAAGATTAAATTCTTCCGACTGTTCGATATGTAACTGTTGCCAATTTTCGGCATATCCTACATCACTTATATCATCATATATATCTTCGAGTGAAATATTTTCACGATTGGAAACTAAATAGCCGCTAAACCTAAATATCTTTGCCATATTCTCTCCTATTCCGCTTCTGATTGAAGCCACTCCATACAACTAGCTTCTCCTTCGTATTCCTCGCCGAATGTGTTTTTAAATCCGACAAGAAATTCTGCTAACTCTTCATCCGACATATCCCTTATTCTGTCAGCGTTAGTCATTCCGCTATCGCATCTGCAACAAGGCTCGTTATCTCTTGAATTGCTGTTGTGCTGGCAATTGCAAGTGTGCGCCTTTTCTTTTGTAGCTAAGTCAAGATAATATTTCAAATCTTTTATCAGACTGATAGTTCCGTAGAGTTGTTTTTCCTCAAGCATTTCAACAACTTCCGATATTCTTCTATCAAAGTCACGCTCACTTACACTTTTAAGAAATTTATCCATTTTCTCCACCTCTCAATTCTTCAAAATAGAATTTAACATCGTTCGATAAATGTTTCACGATTCCAAACCGCTCTGCCACTTGATAAGGTATGCTGTCACGCATAAGCCTTTTATGCAATCTCGATAAGTAGTCTCTAAACCCCTCAATATCAAGTGTTGCTTTGTAATGATTGCAACTCCTACAAGCTGGCATGTAATTTGAAATGTCGTCTGCTCCACCTATCCTAAGCGGTGTTGCATGGTCTACTTGCATATCTTTGTAAGCTATTTCTGTACCGCAGTAAGCACAATGCCCGTTATACATGAGATATACAGATTGTCTCACTTTTTTAGGTATTGCTTTTCTTTTATTCATTCTCCACCTCTCAATTCTTTCAGTTTTGCTTCTGCTTCGGATTTTGTGAGGAATACTGAAATCCCCAAGTATCCGCTATGACTTTTAAGAGAGTTATCGTCGTATCGAACAACTAACAAAGGCTTTCTGCTTATATGATATGTTTCTTCTAACACAAAACCCTTTCGTACCTCAAAATCCACAATACAGTACGCTTCAGGCGGTATCTTGATTAGCTTCCTTCGTTGTTCTAAGTCCTCATAATCTTTCAACTTAAAGTATGCTTTCAGCCAATATTCGGCATTATCATCTAGTGTTGGTATTTCTTTATCACTGTTTGTTAATCTCTCCATTTCTACCCCTTTCTGCCAACGTGTAATAGCCAGCTTATAAAATGCAATATAAAGAATAATGGGTCTAGTACAAACACAATTGCAAATACCAAGACACAAGCAAAAATGTTAAGGTCTGTACATTTATATATCTGCCTTGGAGTAACTGCAACATTGTCATAGTCCTTAATTGTTGTGAAAAACATAGTGATAATAAATATGATATAAAAAGCTAATATCAGCATTTCCTCTCCTTTCTGCCTTTAATCGTCCTTTTCTTCAAAATCTTCGCAACTATCATCATACATAGTCGCTATTCCGTAATTGTCGCTATCGGTATTACTACAATAAAATTCTTTTTCTGTTGTAGAATACTTGTTATATTTGCATTCTCCGCAAATTTCTCTAGCCATATAATCTCCTTTCTAAAAGGGACACGCATTTTAATAACCGCCTGCCTCTTTCATAACTCGTTTAAACTCCTTGTCAGAAATGCCGTATATCTCGATATATTCGTATTCAGGCGCAAACAACACAAGTATGTCATCTTTATCATAAATAGGCATTCGGAAATCTGGCATAATTGACGGCGTATCAAACATTTGTATTCCACTTTCAAAATGCGCCTTTAGAAATTCAATTAGCTTTTCTATTCTCAAAACGGACATTCATCTCCTTTCCTTAAAACCCATTCCTTGCCCGGCTCTGCAACATCTACATTCGCCCCACAAGCAACTTTTTTCATCTTCTCAATAAAACTATCCTTATCAGCATTTTCACTTGATAAATGGCACATTATGACATTTTGCAAGCTGTCTGAATCGTTAGCCTTAACAAAATCGCAAGCGGTATCAATGGATAAATGACCTCTGAAAACGTGATTAGCTTTCGGATTGTCGGTATCGACTAAATCCTTGTCATAATTCACACCTAACAGAATGTGGTTTATGTCTTTGAAACGCCACTTAATCAGCTCTGTGTCGGTTATGTAAAGCAATTTACCCATTTCTTTGTGAGTAATCAGAAAGCCGAATGTCGGGCAAGGTGTTCCGTCTGCGTCAGTATGTGTCCACCTACCATCTACTGTAGTTAGGTCAAAAGGTCTAATTTTGAAATCACCAAAATGCACCACATCAAGAAAAATATCAAGTGCCGGATTAAATACACGAATACCCATATTTCTAATATCAGCTACCGACTTGCTGTGGTCAAGGTGTTTATGGGTGCATAACACACCCACAATACCTTTAATGTTCCAATCTAAGCCTTTTTTAATCTCCTTAACACTTATTCCACAATCAAGAATAAGTGTTTCTCCACTGTCGGAAGTTAAGGTGTAGCAATTCCCTGTACTTCCTGTTGCAATACATTTAAGTTTCATAAGCACCCTCCACAGCAACCATAAGGCACATTAGCGTTGAATATTTCGTCTATTTCCTCTGCATATTTCTTAAAGCAGTCAGGTATCTCATTAAAATCTATCTGCCATTCTCTGTCTGTAACATTGCTGTTCCAATTATTGTCAAATGAACAACTACCGCCGCTTTCCCAAAACTTAGGATAATCAACTGTACTATCTACATACCTATTGCCAAATCTGATTGTTCTTCCGTCAATTTCAAGCGTTAAAATACCACTGCAAAGATTGGGATACTTACCTGTGTATGATATAAATTTAACGTGTTCAGAATCAGTATTTTTATTAATTATCATACTTCCGCCTCCTCATCTTTCGGGAACTGGAAAACATTCATTTCACGATATAATTGGTTATATTTAACCAATTCTTCATAAGTTAATGATTTTTCCATATGTTCTGTAGCCCCACTTGCTAAGACTTTGAAAACTTCAAGCCGTTCATACTGTTCTCTTAACATTTCCATAGCCTTATAAGCTTTTTCCATGGAACTATATTCGCCCAATACCATTTCTTTGTCATATCCCTCACACCTAGCCAATACAGTTTCCATAGCATGAAATATTAGTGCTTTCTCATAAGGCAAATCAGCATTGCCATTTTGACTAATTATTCTCATGCTTATTGTCTCCTTTGGCTATTTCTAATATATCTGTAAGAGCAATAGTCCTATTAACAATATCCTTTCCTAGTCTTTCAACAAGTGTCGAATAAATGCAGCCAAATTCAGCCAACACTCCTTTTGCGTCTCCCTTTAAAATTACTTTCCTTTTTTCGCTTTTAATCATGTTACATTCTCCTTTCTATTCTGCCTGCATAAATGGTGGCAATGTGCTGTCTGTTTGTTCTTCTGTTGTTTCTGTGGCTGTTGTATCAACATCTTCCTTGAACTCAACTGAATTGGCATTGTCGGATATTTCTCTCGTTACCTCTGCCTGCATATTTTCAACTGAATAACTCTTGTCCGTGAAATCTCCGTCAATAATTTCATCAGATGTATATAATCCCATTGAAATTTCCGGGCAGTATCTCCTTGAAAAGAATGAGGCGGCACGATATGCAAGCATTACCTGTGGCATTGTTTTCCACTTGCTACCATTCTTGCCGACCCAACCCTCGGCAACTGCCATATCCATATCAACTACTGGTCCGTCAATTCTTTCTCCATTCTCAAATGCGTAGCACATACAACTAAAAGGCTTTCCGTTTTTATCTGCTTTTTCCTCAAAATGTAAACTGCCGTCATACTTGTGGCTAGTGTTTATCATTCCGATAAGTGCTTTTGCGTTCCACCCAGGTTTACCCTGTATTACATCAAGGTTCTGCATTACTAAAAATGGACTTGTTTTCATTCTGATTGCAAGGTCAATTGCTATCATACAATTAGCCTCGCTTTTCTGATACTCTCTTGGAACTAATGTTGACTGCGATAATGCCTTTGCCATCTGATAAGCCATTGTGAAATTATCAGATGTTCCGAAAATTCCAAGGCTAAAATCTGTAACCTTGTTAATATGCTGTACTGCTGTTTCTTCTTTCTTTTCTGCCACTGCTGTTGTTTCTGCCATAATTAGTTTTCCTCCACTTCTTTAAATTCGCCATCTACCAGTTTATAGAATATATCTTCCTTGATACGCTCTCCGTCAACGTATTCGGTCTTAACGCATTTAGGAATCCAAATGCAGAAGCCTTTTTCATCTTTATCACCCGTTCTTACCCATTCAGCAAGTGTTATCCAGCTACCTTTTTTAGCTTTTGCCTGCGGCTGATAGCCTGCTGCCATAACAACTGAATGTTTACCCTTAGATGTTATCCGTGCGTAATCTCCACTTGAACCTATCCGTGCGTAATATCCGCTTGAACCTATCTGTGCGTAATCTCCACTTGAACCTATCTTTGCGGTATCTCCGCTTGAACCTATCTGTGCGTAATCTCCACTTGAACCTATCTGTGCGGTATCTCCACTTGAACCTATCTGTGCGTAATATCCACTTGAACCTATCTTTGCGGTATCTCCACTTGAACCTATCCGTGCGTAATATCCGCTTGAACCTATCTTTGCGGTATCTCCGCTTGAACCTATCTGTGCGTAATCTCCGCTTGAACCTATCTTTGCGGTATCTCCGCTTGAACCTATCTTTGCGTAATTATTGCCATTGTCATTTTCTATGCCATCTTCAATTTCCTCAATCTTCGTTTTCTCCAGAGTAAAATCTACGCAGGCCTTAATAAAACCTTTTAAGCCCAACTTGGCTTTAATGTGAAGCTTATTAGTTGCACATTTGTTTTCTCTTTTAAAAACTTTTCCCAGCGGCTCAACTTCTGCAAATTCTGAAATCTCGCCATTCTCGTTTACAAGAGGGTAATAGTCCAGTACATCAAATGGATTTTCACAGTAGTGCATTACACCAGCTTCGCATATCTCATTTCCATTTTCTTCATATGTTGTGTTCTCTTCGTACTGCTTACCTTTGCAAGTAAAATCTGGGTTAAATGCTTTATATGCCATAATTATTCCTCGCTTTCTTCATACATAATCATTATGCCTGTTACGCTACCAGAAGTCCGTTTGTTTGCGATGGTTTCCATAATATCCCAAATATCATCATTATCTACGCCAATAGTAACTTTCTCCATTGCTGATACAAACTGTTTGATAACTTCTGCTTCTTCATCGCTTACTGTAAGTACATATGTGTCTCCGCCCTGCATATTATCCCTCCACAATCTCTAATTTCTCGCTATCATTGACAATCAGCATAATCAACTGACTATCGACCATATCAGCAACTTTCTTCTGATTAGTGCTGTCAAGGCTCTCGCTATCGTCTAAGACAATAGGCACTGACATACCACTAATCTTCTGAATAGAATTGCAAATATCAACTCTGCCAAGAATCCTGTTGCCCTTATTGCTCATAGTTGTAAGAATTGACTTTCCATTAACTGTAGGTATACAAACTGACTTGTAATCACCAGACTTATTCAGTTCAAACAGCTTCCACTTAACAAGCGAAAAATGGCTGTTAATACTGTCAGACAATGTTTCATTCTTTGCCTTATCCAGTTCATCAAGCAAATCAAGGATTTTTTCAGCATTAGCCTTATTCTGTTCCTGTGTACGCTGTTCTGCCCTCAATTCTTCAAGTCGCTGTTCGTCTTTCTCTGTGTTGCTTTCAGCTATCTTCTGTTCAACTTCTGCTAACTGCTGCCTTAAATCATTTTCCTGTGCCTTTAATTCAGCCTTAACCGCTGAAACATCATTAGCCTTGTGCATAGCCTGTTCTTTTTCAGCTATCTGCTTTTCAAGCGCCTTGTATTCCTCTGTGGCTGTCACATCAATTTCCTGCGGAAGTTCGGATAACTGCTTTTCAAGGTCTGCAATGGCAGTATTCAGCATTTCAAGGCTTTCCTTGTGCTTTGGCAACCCTGCTTTAAGGCTTTCAAGCGTAGTTTTTTCCTTATCAAGTCTTTCCTTGTACATATTGCCATTGTCAGTAATTGTCTTTAAGTTATCAGCCTTATGCTTTGCAAAATCAGCCTTTAACTGTTCTTTCTTATCTTCCTTATATTCATTACCGCAATAAGGACAGATAAGGCTTGAATCATCAAACTTACGTTCATTTTCTTCTTTCCACTTATCACGCTCTGTCTGTAAGTAAGCCTTAATGCTCTCAATGGTCTTTTCTGAACTGGCAATACAGCTTTCGGTATCGGCAATAGTCTTTTCTGTCTGTTTAACAAGAAACTTCTTGTCGGCAATCTTATCCTCAATATCTCTCCTAACCTTGATATTTTCCTCGTTAGCCTTGCGTGATAAATCTCCCTGTTTGAATTTCAAATCAAGAATATCTGCACTAGCCTTATCGTATTCAGCTAACAGCTTGTCGTTATCAGTCTGTTTTGCCACGCAATCAGCAATCTGTTCTTTAATGCTGTTCTTCTGCAATTCAAGGTCAGATGTATTAATGTCCTGCTTAATCTGAATATCTCTTTCTTTTTCCTTAATCTGTCCATCAAGAATAGGTAAATCTTTAGTAATTTTAGTCTTTGTAGCCTTGTTCATAGCAGTTAGTTCTTCCGTTGTGTATTTCTCTAACAGTGGTGCTAACTCTGCTAATTCAGCCTTAGAACGTGCTATATCAAGGTCTGTTACATTCTCAACAAGACTGAACAGATATTCCCTCATTTCAGCCGGCTTCTGATTTAGAAATGCATTGATGTTGCTGCACATCTTAAACACATTCATATCAATGTCAAGATATGCGTTGAAGTCCTTTAAATTCTTACGAACGTCATTGACAAAGTATGCGTTATCATCCTTGTAACTGCTGCCATCCTTGCTATAAGTACGTTTCTGTACTTTCTTCATAGTTATTTCTTTTCCATCAACATCAAGTGTAAGTTCAACACTTGTATCCATATCATCAACAGATTTTCCGTCAATCTCTCGTCTGACAACCGGATTATCCTTTAACTCATAATCACAGTTAAACAAGCACCACAGATACGCTGTGGCAATAGTTGATTTACCTACGCCATTCTCAGCCATAATCTTTGTTATGTCGTAAAAATCAAATGTTCTGCTTGCGTAACACATAAAATTCTCTAAAACCGCTTTTTTTAAAAATGTTTTCATAAACAATATCCTTTCCTTATTAAATATTCATAACAAATACGCCATCTTCAACTTGGAAGTTATCAATTTCCCTATCCGCATAGGCTGAATACTTAGCTTCTTCAAACGAACCGTTAAATACTGTTCCGTGTTGCGGTGTCCATATCTGGCACATCGCATATTCATCAAGAGCCATACTTGCTAACTCTCTAACTGTAATATCACTACACATCAGCTTCACCCTCCTCTGCATAATCAATCTTGCTCACCGATACTTCATAAGCAGTTCTTGTTTCAACTTCATTGTCGCTTATCTTCTTAGCGTATTCCCTGCTCTGGAATCTACCCTGAATCTGGATATGCTCCCCTGTTTCAAGTCCGCCTACAAATCTTGCATTTCTTCCCCATGCTATACATGGTATGTAATCTGACTTGCTATATGGTCTGTTTACCGCTACTAAGATATCTGCAATCTCTCTGCCCTTTGGAGTACATCTGTATATAGGCGGCTTACAGATATAAGCGTCAAGTATAACCATATTGGTATTATCTTCAAATGGTAATTCTTCTGAATCATGTGTCAGCACTTCAAATTCTCTTGCGAAAACTGTTAAAATCAGCTTGCTCTTCATATTGTCAGTATGCTTATTGAAGCTTCTTATCTGCCCTAAAACCGTGACAGCCTGTCCTACTTTGATTTCTCTAATATCAGTGAGTCTATCTGATATCATCACTGGTAACACATCTTCATTGCCACTTGTTCTTAAACACTTGAGCATAAATATGTAGTATCCCTCGCCGAATACCTCGTGTGAATATTCCGCTTCTTTCTCGACTACTCCTATTAATGTGATATTGTTGTTATTAATTGCATTTTCCATTTCTTTCTCTCCTTATTTTAATATGTAACTTCCTATTGGTACTTTATCCATTCTTTCAATCAGATGGATTTTGCAGCTGAAAGTATAGAACTTTCTGAAATCCTTTTCCCTTATAGCTCTCTGTCTGTTTCTATTCAGTTTTATTATTCTTTTTATGTTACTCATTGGCATTCTCCTTACATCTGTAATACATTGTTGTAATAAATCCTCTCGTTGTGAGACAGTCATAATTCTTCCATGCTGATAGGTCATGATCAGCCGATTTAATGGCTGTTCTGATTGACCTTTCAATAGATGCTGGTGACCTATTTGTAGCCTTGGCAATACTGTTATAAATATTTTCCATTGATGTAAAATTCCCAAATCGTTTAACAGCTTCTATTATGTAGATGTAACCTCTTTTATTGGATAGAATACCCAAGTTGAGCATTTCTTCTCTTATCCTTTCTTCCATAAGCACTCCTTACTTGTAGCAAAAGTACATGTTCTGCACTTTCTTATAAACACCGCTACCTTGTCTGAATTCAGCTTGATACAACACATTGTTGGGTATGTCATATCCGCTTATTAATAATTCTTCTGCTATTCTCCAACACCTTTCTGTTGGTTCTTTATAGAATCCGCTGTTTATAAGTTCTGTACATTGATATTGCCCTGGCTGATAAATAACTTCTTCAATGCTGTTAGGGAAATACTCACTTTGTACCCGATTCAAAACAACAGCTCCTGCAAGATATAGCATTTCATCATCGTTGCATGTCGCTCCGCATTCACCCATCAGTAAATGTGCCATAAGCGACAACTCATATTCATCAACACTTATCTCTCCAGTTTCAACCTTATAATCAACATGTGAGTTGTAGCATTCACTTAACACTGCACTCTGCTGATTAATCTTAGCTTGCGGTTGTACCGGTCTTAGAATCAACGCTATAAGGCTGATTCCTGCCAGTGTTGCGGATATGTTAATTATCTTTTCTTTCATATCTTCTCCTACATGTTTGTATCATGTACCACCTCGGCAAGTGCTATTGGCAACAAATAGGTGTCGATGAATTCATGTACATCAGCCAAGTATTTTCTTTTGATACTCTTGTATGTCGCCACGCACCCGAATTCGCGTTTTAACTGCTTGTATATATCAGAATATACTGAACCGCGAATACCACCGTCTTTGTACGCATTGCTGTCCTTCCCACCAAGTACTTCAATTCCTTTCTTTCTAACATGTTTCTGCACTTCTTCAATCTCACAGCCGTAAAGCGGAGTCTCTTCTTCGATACTGATTATCTTATCTTCAACCTTATCAACTCTCTCTGTGAGTTCTGTGTTGCCCTGTGCCAATAATCTAATCTGTTCAGATGTTGTCAAAGGCTTACTGTAACTTCCTGTTTTTCTGATTGACGGAAGAACTTCTGATGTTACCCAGTCAGTAAATCTCTCTGCACTTTCTTTACGGCTCTGAAAGATTGTCTTGTAAAGGTTGCTTTCATTAACATAAAGTAACTTCTGTTTTCCACCTGTCGTAAGGGTATCAATATTACTTATACCCTTTTCATTAAGTCTTGACTTAATCATTGATGGATTGCTAAGCTCTAACGCCTTGCATACATCAGCCAAGCAAAACATAGGTTCATTATCTTTAGTAATAGTTCGGATTTCTCCGAACTCTGAATTGCTAAAAATCTGTAGTTCCATAAACATTCCTTTCTAAATAATGTGTGATATATTCCTTTTAAGGCGCATTTGAGCAATTCTGCTCATTCCTATCTGTTGCAACTTGTAGAACTTTATATTTATTGATACAATAGAAAGGTGATGGTAGACACTTTCCGAAAGGAGATTGTATGGATACTGTCATAGCATTGTGTATATCAGTGGTCGGCTCATACTTCTATGGTTTAGACTTCTGCATCCTATATACTTTTATTTCTATATCAATAGAATTAAACAAATATGCTAAAGACAAAACTGCCAATCGGTAGGTAATTCACACTTGATACGAACAGGGCGCTATCCCTGTCAAAAAGAACTAATGATGTTTGAATAAAAGTTTGTAACTATTTGCCGCTACCATCACTTTTCTATTGCATCAATATCAAAAATTCTAATCTGTTTGTACTTTGTGCTATAATCCTCTTATTCTATTGGGAAAAGAGGTGAGATTGTAAAAATCATAACTGGCTCAATCAAGATTAAAAGCCGATTTACCAACTTCGCCCTGATAATCTTTATCTTCCTTGCTTGCAAGTTTCTTCAATGACCGATTGATTTCTTCAAGCAAGGAATTTCTTTTCTTTTCAATCTGAATTAATTCTTTCAGTTCTCTTTCCACTCGTTACTCCTTTCTATCGTTGTTACATTCCTTATCACTTTTTTCTGCCATATTCTCGACTTTGCCAAGAATATAACCCTTGTCAAAATCTGACATCTTAGGAATTGCTTCTTTTAACTTCTCAACTACTTCTTTTTCCTTTTCGCTCATTTAATTCACTTCCTTTCTGTGATATAATTCCTTAAAAACTAAGGAGATTATTATGCGATACGAACCTGTATATCCAAATATGGACAACTTATTCCCGCAACCACCAAAACCTAATATTGAAATACCTACATATGAAAAAGGTAAATCTCCGATTGAGCTTTTAGAAAGTCAGTCTGCTTATCTCGAAAAGACAAGTGAGGAACTTCACAATATGGCTCAATCCGCTAAATCCCAAGCTGATTCAGCAAAGGAAATTGCTGAAAGTTCTAAAACACAAGCTGATGTTGCGTTAAAAACATCAAGTAAAGCTGACGTTAAAGGCTGGATTTCTGTGATTGTTTCTATCATCTGTGCTTTAATGGAATTTGCTGTACATCATTCAGAAATAATTGATTTTGTCAAAGCTTTGGTAAAATAAAATGACAAAAAATCTGAAACAGTAAAACAAATATTGATAGCACTAATGCAACATCTGAAAATGTTATTTTTTTCATTGTCATTCCTTTCTTGCAAAGTTAAACGACGCTTCAATCGCCTATCATTCTTGCTTAATCCATTTTTCTATGGGAATACTTGTTGCATCTGCAATTTTCTGAATAGTGGTTAATGCTGGCAATGAATTATCATCTTTCCATCTGCCCACAGTTCCATTGCCGATACCACATTTCTTTTCAAATGCCATTATAGAAAGATTGTTCTTATTGCAATAATCAACTATTTTTTGATAAAACATAGACTTCTCCTTTCCTAATTTATATAGGATTTAGAGAAAAACTTGACATTATTTAGAGAATGTTCTAAACTATGAATTGCCAAAAACATATTTGAGAATGCTCCCTTTAACTTTAGGCTTTTCTCTAAAACCTAAAGTTATTATATAGAGTGTTCTCTAATTTGTCAACACCTTTTTAGGTAAATCTCTAAAAATGGAGGAAAAACAAATGAACACTGTAGAAAGAGTAAGGGGAATTTGCAAAGAGAGAAAAATTCCTATATCAAGATTAGAAAAAGAATGTGGTTTTGCTAATGGCTACATTAGTCAATTACGCAAAGGTTCATTTCCAGATGATAGATTGGGTAAAATTTCAGAAGTTTTAGGATTACCTGTGGATTATTTAAGAACTGGGAAAGAAAAAGAACTTGATTTATCGGAACAAGCTGATTTGTGGATTAAGATAAGGAATGACAGAAGATTAGTACGCTCGATACATACATTTTTAGAGTTAAATGACGAACAAAAAGAATATGTTCTCGGCTTAATAGATTTATTAAAAGGAGCGTAAACAATATGCTGAATGAGAATGATGTTCTTATAACTATTATCACTAAAAGAAATGAGAAAGGCAATACAGATTATCGCGATATAGCCAATGCTTTAAATCTCGATATGATATCTCTATTGCCATTTATGAAAACTCTTTCAAGCAAAGGATATATTACACAAACCTTGGAAAATGTAACAGTTACAAGACTAGGTTTGCTTGCTTGTAAAAAGTAATCTACCTCAGATATTAGTAACGCACTGCAATATATTTCTTTTTACTTTTTTCTAGGTGTATGCCAGTGTATTTTTACACTGGCTTTTTTATTACATCCATCATTATTTTGTAAATATACTTTAGTGCTTCAACGCTATTTATTTCTTTGATTTCTTCGATTATCTTCTGCCTATATTCTTCATTCTCCATATATCCCCCTTATTGCACGATATAACACTGGTAGCGATGGTGTTATTATAGAACATCTGTTCTTACATGTCAACCTACCCCCAGTAGATTAACAGTTTTCAGCGGTGACACTGCCAACGCCAATCAAACAGTGCCACCTAGCCAAAACTTGAAGATTTCGTCCGAATCTCTCGGATAATTATTATTATAAATACTGATAATATAAAAATCAACTTAAAAATATCGCAAGTTTCGACAGTATTCGACAAATTATGTGTATTGTGATATGATTAGTAAAATTAAATTTAAAGGGGATTTGCCTATGAAAAAGAGAATTGTAAGTATTATGCTTGCTATGTGCTTATTGAGTTTTGTGGCGTGTCAGAATGGTGCTTCTGATAGTAATGCTGAAAGTACCAGTGAAGTCCAGACAGAACAAGAAACATTATTATCAAGAGACAAGAGTGTATATCCTGATGATATAACTGTTGAAATGCTCAAGCGTACACCTAATAAGTATATTGATAAAGAATTCAAGTTGACAGGCAATATTGTAGCAGAATTAAAATATGACGGAGAAGTTGAAGATAAAGACGGAAATGTGCATAACGGAGAAGAATCAAGCGAGTACATAGCTTCATACTACTTATCTGTTGGAGAAAATGACGATGATTTTAATAATTATGTTGTTTTGATGTATTATAGAGATTCTTTTGATTTTAACTTGCTTGTCGGCGACAATGTTACAGTATATGGTACTTTACTAGAGGGAAATTATGAATTTAAAGCCGCAAACGGCACTATAACAACAATGCCTGCTGTTATGGCTGTTATGATAGATTTGAATAATTAAGAATTTACCGGGAGCATTACACTCCCGGTATTTTATATGTTAGACTAATTCACAATCGGCTACATTGACCGCCGCGAATAATTCTCCGTCATGCACAAGGACAACTCTGTCTCCGCTTTTTTCTGATACTGTATATTCGTCAAACCAAGCCTTAATAGCTGTGCCGTCATAATCTGTGTTTCCGACAAATCTTACTGTGCTACCCTCTTCAATATCTTCACTAAATGGGATATCTGTAGGTGTATCATCAGGACTTGCACCGCCGATAAATTCAAGGTTAGCAATATTTACTGCGGCTGTGATTGTTGTACCAATACCTATAACGATTCTGTCTCCACTCTCTTCAATTACATCATACTCATCATAATATACGCCGAATCTATTGCCGTCATAATCAATGTTGTCAAGAACTTTAACTTTCTTGCCGTCGCCGCGATTTACTGTATCTGTGTTAATATCGCTGTCATATACACACTTAATAAGGCTGATGTTATCTTCGTCAATAGCAGCAGTAATTACTCCGTCAATTCCGATAACAACTCTTCTGCCACTAACTGATAAAACACTGTACTCATCATAGTAAGTACTGAATGACTCGCCGTTATCATACTGAACTGCGTTGAGTACCTTAACTGTGTCACCCTTATGGTACTTAGTGTCTGGTACTGGCTGATAATCCGGCACTGTTACTTCTTCGACAACATGGTCTGTACAATAATCAGTATAACAATAGTTCTGGTCTACTGTCTGTCCGTTAATCTGTGTGTCTCTAAGATAATTAACGCCGCCGCCAAACTGCCATATATCATAATCAACAGCAATGCTAGGTTCTGCATCTGAATACTTTGCTACCCAAACGGCATAACCAGCTTCTTTTACTCTCGAAATATCTACATAATTGTTAATGCAGTTCTCATATGAGTATAAGCCGACATTCTTATACCCTGCATTTCTCATTTCATCAAGGAATGTCATAATAATGTCTGTAAGGTCGTTACCAGTAACCATGCCTGCTTCAACATCATAGAACACTGGGTAGCAGAATGATTTGCCTGCTAAAAGCTGTGCAAAATATCGGGCTTCATTTACAGCTTCGTCATTGCTTAATGCGTTACCGAAGAAATATGCTCCCTTGTGGATGTCTGCGCTTTTCAACTTATTATAGCTGTTCTCAAACTCTCTATCTTCATATAAACCATCATCAGCACCGCCTGCCTTGATGATTGCAAAATCCACGCCCTCATTATCCTTTGCAGCTTTGAAATTAAAATCTCCCTGCCATCTTGATGTGTCAATTCCGAATAATTTACTCATAAATTACCTCCTAAACCTAGAAAAATGTGTATCAAAAAAGCACCCCAGTGTTTCCACTAAGGTGCTTGATTGCGAATATTATATTGTTAATGTTATGCGGCACTGCCAACCTTGCAAATTGCTTCTTGCAGTTTGTCATGTTCAATAAAAATGCCTTACATCTTCTTCTGTAATTTTTGTCAATACCTTGCGTCTTATTCTCATTCCGCGGCTAAACAGCAATAATATTAAATACGACGGTGCAATTACTAACGGAAGTATTCGAAGCTTAGCTAAATATAAGCGAGCCTATAATATAATCACCCTTTTGGAATTCGCTTGTAGCCCATGCTCCTTTATTACCATCTTTCGTATAGTATCTTGCAAAGGAATAATGTTGACTTGCAGAGCTATATAATAATGTTGTTCCATAGCCTATCAACTTTGCTCGAACTACACCTGTGGCATCATAAGGAGTATAATTGCTTTCCAATACTTTATTAAAGCTAATACCCATATTTTTAAGGACTGTTTTTACATCATAATATCCGGTAAAATTATTCTGTGCAGAATCTTGGGTTTCAATTTTTGAAGCAAAGTATAAAATCCCTGTTTTGGTAGATTTATTATAATAGCAATAATTATAGCCATAACCTTCAAGAGTACCATTTATACTTGCAATATTTTTGCAAAAAAAGTTTTTAACGTCAATATTGCTGTTTAATTGTGTAATCTCGTCACGAATATTGCTAATCATGTCATTGTTATTCTTAATGCCTGCGTCCATTACATTTAGGTTTGCCGCACTAAGCGGAGTACTTTTACTTGGCGATTGTTGCCAGTTTACACGGCTGTACGAAAGAAAACCGGTTAGGCTCATATTTACCTCCTTAAAAATAAGAGTGCGGACTTAAACCCACACTCTTTGATAATTTATACTGTTGCTGTTGTGTCTGAATTTATAATCTGCTGTTCACTCTTTAACAGCTTATTGACTTCTGCCTTAAAATTCTCATAATCATTATCACATTGTGTCTGATTTGCAAGGTATAATTCCTTGTTAGTGATTGTCTGACTAATTGTCAATGAACCAGTTTCCGGTACAGCCGCATACATTGTCATAGCTGATTGACCGTTAATCACAGATGTTCCGCTTAAATTTGTTGTCTTTGTTATACTTAACATATTGTTTTCCTTTCTTTCTAACTACTCCATGTACCTGAACTCCAGTCCCATGAAGCTACTACTGTGTCATCTACATATATTCTTAATACACTTCCATCCCAATCAAATGCAACAGGGTTGTGTGTATACATTGCTGGATAGCATCGTCTTCCCAATGATGAATGATATATAGATATATTGTTACAATCTGTGTCAAATCTTACCGTAGCTTCTGAATCTACATATAGAACCCCCTTTCTGATATCTACGCCAAAATCTGTAATAGCATTTATTACCACATTATCATTTCCAATAATGCTAACACCGTGTGCATCAATGTTGTTATGTGTTTTAACATTTGGATTGTACATTTCTATACGATATGGTGATTCCTTCAAATAAGCATCTCCATAAGATAATTTAATCGCACTATATGTTGATGTATCAGTCTCTATATTAATAGAACCTCCTGTTATTTTCGCATTGCTCGATATCAGGTTATCACATCTTATAGTTCCATCTGCTGAAATAATGGTATTAGTTGTCGTTAATGTGAACAGATTACCATTGATATTAACAGACTTATTACCACTAATATTAATTGTGCCTTTAGCTTTAAGTGTAATGTCATCTGCTATAGCTTCAATTGCAGATTTAAGCTCGCCGCTCACTGGGTCTTTCTTAATGTATGCTTCAAGGCTTGCTGATGTAGCATAGCTTTCAAGGCTCTTCTTTGTAGCGTAATTATTAGAGACTTCCAACTTAATACTATTGCTTTCCTTGGTTATTGCTTGTGTAATAGCATTGTTCATAGCTTCTGTAGTGCTATAGTCTGTAAGAGTATTCTTTGTTACATAAGTTGTGGAAATTTCACTCTTGATACTATTGCTCTCTGCACTAACTGCCTGTGTAATAGCATTATTAACTTGTACAGTAGTGCTATAATTATCTCTTATATCAATCTGTGTCTTACTTAATTCAGAGCTGATTATATTAAGGTTCACCTTTAACGCGGCATTTTGATTAAGAAGATAAGCGATTTCGGTTGAAGATATTTCTTTCCAACCGTGCGTTCCGTCTATTTTTTTAATCCAACGCCACGCTCTGTTCTGCGCTTCCCAATACGCTATAATGCCTACATAATTATCATATTCTGCTTCGGTGTATTGCCATGTGCTATCACTAGGGTATCTATCATCGCTTGGATATATAGGTACACTCCACTCATTAGCTGGATAATTATCCTTAGTCGGCTCGTATGTCACCTGATATACCTTGAAATCATCGTTGAGTTGCTTGTAAACATCTCCTATTTGCACGCCGAAGCTGTCAAGCGTACTTGTAACTGTATTAAATTTGCTTTCGATGGATTCTCCATTACGAATATCAGTCCACCATAGCTTTTGGTCAATGAAATCTTTGGATTGCTTAATGGCCGAACCCCATAATGTAGAATTGCCGCCAACGGTTGTCTGAATACTCTTGAATACGCTATCAAGGGTTTGCTGTTCACTATCAACATATATCTTCGTTGAATTAAGCGTGTGTGAACCATCATTGTTGATAACATTAAACAGCGATTCTATATTCAACTTGCTTGCGGCAATATTAGCATTATCCTTAACCATATCATCACGGATAACTTGTCGTTGAATGCCTTTATCAGTTAAGCCGATAGCGTCAAACATAAGATTGCCAGCTTTATCCCATATATACATGTTGTAATCTGAATTAGCGTCTTTGCCTATCTGCACACGCACTCTTTCGCTGTCAGATATTTGAATTGTATTGTCTTCCCATTGTGACCTGCCATCTTCGCTGTGAACAAGTACATTAGTAGTATTAATGTCAAGTGCTGTGATTTTGCTTGCGTCAAGACTATCAATCATTGCTGACTTAATCTGCGCTTCTCCAAGAACAGCAATAACAGAATTAGAGAAATCCGTTGTTATTGTTGTTCCTGTTGCTGAACCGAATATTAACGTTTTGATATCAGCTACACTTGCGTCAAGTATGCCAACTTTCTCATAATCTACTTTAAGATTTGCAATGTCCGCATTAACAGCCTTAAGACTTTCCACATTAGCATTAATGATATCTGCATATGTTGCGTCCAGTTTATTTGCTTTAAGATTGTCGATATCAGCATTAACAGCCTTTAAGGTTTCAATGCTTGCGTATCTGATATCAGCTTCATCAACAGATAGTTTATTAATAAGTGCTTTATTTACAAGTATCAAGTCGGCATAGTACCGCTCCATCTGCTTAGTAATGGGTCCAGAAGCAACGCTTGTATTCTCCGTGTCAGATTGACCTATAGATGTAACGGTATCCATTAAGCCGCCGTCACATTCGTGCGTAATCTGCATTATAGGCACTTTGTAATCAACGCCACCCTTGTTGACAGTTATAATGTCACCAACTTCTAGTCGGTAGTCACCGACAAACTTAACTGTAAGCGGTCTAAATGTAAAACCACCTATCTTTTTATAGACTTCATCAAGAATTGCCTGCGTCATAAATGGGTTAACAAAACTAAGTCCTGTTGCACCGCTACCACTGGTAATCGTGCTAGTTTCCTTATCGCCGGATTTTGTGTTATTACAAGTCAGTTTTTGTATTATGAAATCCTTAGATGTCGTAAAGGTAACGCCTTGTTGATAATACTTATGTCCGTCAAGTACATAGCCACTGTCTTTATACCATCTTAATTCAAGGTTGCCATCAGCATTAATTACCGCATTACAGCCTTGCAACATAGCCATATAGCCGATAATTTCTCTGTAGGTATATCCCTGTGGCTTATCGTTGATAGTATGTGCTGTGACTATATTTGTTGCTAAAGGTATGCCTAACTTGCCGCATATCTCATTAAGAATAGCTTTATCTGTGCTAGGAAATGCCATATCCGAGAAGTAAGGCATATCAGCCTTATACATTCTGTCGTATGCTTCATAGCTTGTGTATTCTCCGTCACTTGTCTGCTTAGTAACTGTAAATATTCCCAACTGAATATACTTAATTTCTGTGCCAACCTTAACGCCCTCGAATATGGTAATCTCCTTATTTTCAAGACCTATTGTTGGCATATAAATAGAAAAGGTAACACCGCTGCTGCAAGTGTTACCTATCGTAATTTCATTATTGGGATTTATCATGTTTTGGAACTTGAAATTGTTAAGCGTTTCAGTATGTTCTTTTCCGTCAACAACATACTTGGAATAGTATCTTGCACTATTCCCCTTAACAATATCCGTCATAGCTGTGTCTAATATCTTCATTCTACACCGCCTTTATTGCTTATAATTAATGTGATATCATAAACTCGATTGAGTATAATTTAGCTGGTGTAATTTCTTCGCATTTATCGAATGCGTCCATAGGAAGCATAGTCATGTCAGGTACTTCAATCTCTTGTTCATTGATTTCCTGCAATTCTTCCTGTAACTTCTTTAAGTTCTCTGATGTAACCTGATACTGATTATCGTTGATAACTGGATTACCACTGTCGTCCTTATCTGCATACTTAACCTTAGTATCTTCTATAGTCTGTAATGTTGCCTTATATAATTCTTCTAACGCCTTGATATTACACATAACAGCCATAGCAATTCTGCCTGTAGTCTTGTCATGTGATATGTTGCTCAAACTCTGAAATCTGTCTATTAACTCACTTGTTTTAAGTTTCATGTGGAACTCTCCTTTATTTCTGAATTAAACTTAATTTTGCTCCGACTATAAGTCCGTCCTCATTCTTTGCTCTTGTGAGATACGGATATGTCACATCTCCTGTGTATATTGTCATTTCCTTTTGTGTACCACCTAAGAATAAGACTTGTGCTGTTGGGAATGGGTTATCTATGTCGCTTACTACATTATCAAGCAATAGTGCCTGTTCACCTGTTAATGGCGGTAATTGAAGCTCTACTTTGTCTTTGATATCCACGATTGTGCCAACCATTTCCCCATAATCGTTTCTTCCTGTGTTCTTAGACCATATCTTATTTCTGCTGTATGTGTAGCCGTTATATGCTACTGGGAATCTAACCCCCTCAATCACAACTGCGTCAATCAATCAAACCACCCCTTTCAAGGCATCAAAAAAGGAATGCACCATTTCTGATACATTCCTTAATATTTCTATTGCATTAATTCAATTAGTGTTATATAATATCTGTGCTGCTTGTTTAAGCGGTATTGTGACTTTTGGCTGTCAGTTGTCGGGCTGACAGCCTTTTTAATTGCTTTAAGTATTTAATATAGCTAAGATTTCGGCTCTACTGATTTTATTTTCCCCACTTCTGGGGAATCGTTGCAACTTTCTGCAACGGTTATATAAAACGCTTTCCACATTTGTGTGGAAAACTTCCCCAGCTTCTTTGGGAAATCGTCGCAACTTTCTGCGATAACTCTCCTAGCTTTACAAGAAATCGTCGCCACAAGTGGCGAAAGCTATAAAATGTTTTGCAATTTCCTGCAAAATTTCCAACTTCTTGGGAAAATCTTACGAAACATTCATGCACACTTGTGTGTATGACATTTTCTGCAAATCAATCGCGCCAACCGCTTGGCACGAAACATCTGTTTCAAATCATCCCCACAAGTGGGTACGCTCCATTTAAACCATATATTACCAAAAAATCAACCCACATCTGTTACACACAAACCTATGTTGCGAATAAGTTCCACCTTGTTGCTTAATCTTCTCTTTCTTATTAACCAATGTAAAAGGTCTTAAGGGATTCAGATTAACAGTATATCTTGTCTTAGTTTTCTGTGGTACAGTTGTCGTAATCTGCGTGTGAGAACAGTCCCAACTGCTACATCTTGGACAATATACTTCGACTAAGCCGTTTTCTGTCGCTCTGTACACTCCTTTAAAGTTAGGATTTAGTGGGTGTTGAATTTGTGGTTGCTGTTTCTTCTTCACTCCTATTGCTTCTAGCATTTCGTTTAGTTCTTTTTTCACTGACATACATATTTCCTCTACTGTAATTCTAATGTTAATTTTATAAGTTTTTTATCATCTCCCAATGGCGTTACTTCTAAATCAACATTACTTTTATCTTCTAGTATATATATCCTTGCAACTGTAATATTTGTACCTGTCTGTAATTCTCTTGCAATATTATTGTATTCGTCAATGTCAAAACTAACTAACGGATAGTCAAGTTCTTTGCCGTTTTGAAAGCATGTAACATCATAATTATATGCAAAAGCCGTATTATCTTCTGAATTGTTTGCAAAGTCAAAATAAACAACAAGAACTTCTCTGTCATTGCTATCTGTAATTACATCATACTTAAGGTATTTAAGTGTTGTATCATTATTCGTTGCTGTGTCTGTATCTTGCTGTGTTGCAATGGTTTGTTTCGTAGCATTGGCATTGTTACTGCTGTTACCACTTCCGTTACTAAAAGCGACTATCAGAAATAGTACAAACGATACTATTGCAAAGTAAGAGCCTAAGTGCCTTTGTGACTTGTCGCCTTTACTT